TCATACATCCAAATTGTATGGATTATCTTAACCTTCATATAAGAAGAAAACTTGGAATGATGATTGTAGATGAGATAGTGAATCCATTGTTTGAGATGAGGATATTGAGTATCAATAACCTCTCTTAATTTTTTCACTCCTTGAAATTTAGCAGTTTCCCAATTAATACTTTTGGGTTTTTCTCCACTTTTAGGAGGACCTTGAACTTCTTTTGGAAATTTAATATTGATCCAGCCAGCACCTTTGGTTTCACATAGTCCATTATTTTTTAAATAGCGCAGGCAAGTTCCAAGGTAGTCAATTCCTGTCTCACCTCTCATGTCAATCATGGCAACTTGACTCGGAAGAGTAAGCTTGTTTTTTACCATGGAGATCTGAGAGACAATCCCATTAACTTGTTCATCCCCAGTTTTCTTGTTTATTTCTTTTATTTTTCCCGTGGCCTGAATTTTAGCTCTTACTGAAGAATGAAATTTAATTCCTCCACCGCCACTAGATTCATCACCTCCAACAGGAGATCCAATCTTTTTCCCAAGCTGGTTAACAAAAATCATACTGGAATTGGTTTTTCCGAGTTTGTTTACTATTCTTCTGAGAGCTGCTCGTATTATTCTTGCTTTTTCAGCAATACCTCCAGAAAAATCACCATTTTCAAACTCATTTTTAGTTGGAGCCGCTGCAACAGTATCCCAGCAGGCAAGCATTTTAATGCCTTTTTCTTCACATCTTTTCAAAGTTGACTCAATGATATCGAAACCATCTTCAACATTATCCACTTCTGAAATAATGAATTTGTCGATAGGAGCCCCAACATTGAAAGCTCTTGCTTTATCGAGAGCTGATTCAGTTTCAATCCAAAGAATAAGCCATCTATTATCATTTTTTGCTTGCCAATACCTAGCAAATGCTTGAGTGGAAGCTAATGCTAATGTTGATTTTCCTTGGGATTCCCACCCCATAAATTCATAGATCTTACCCGAATTATGTATGATATTTCCAGCTTCGGTTAAAAAATTATGATATTTATCTACTGTAATATCATAAACAGGAATTTTTTCTTCATAGCTTATAGTCTTCACAGACTTCACTTTGTGATTAGTACAGTATTTAAGATGATTATTATAAATACTTCTTTTCATTTTTCCTAAGAAAGCATTACATTTACCACAATGAGCTTCTATAATTTCATTGTTTTTCTTTTTCATTCTTCTTGAAACTATCTTTTTTACTTCTGGCTTTTGGAAATTATGTTTACCGATAGAGGATAGATACAATTCTCTTTCCCTTCGGAATTCAACCATGTGATTTCTAAATTCTTCTTCAAGCCATTTATTTTTCATGTTTTTGGAAACAATATTCTTTTGTCTTTCTCTCATTTCTTTATATTCTGGAGAGTAATGTAGTTTATAATTAAACCTTCTAATATTATCTGAAGTTACTTCGGACATTAAATTTATAAACCACTGTTCCTTCCAAAGTCTTTTTAAATTTTTTGATGCCTTGTCTCTAAACTCTTTGCTATTGGTAACTTCCTTTAGGATTTTGGAAGTTAAATTAGACATTTTTCCCCTGTACTCGGGATCTTGCCAATTTTCATAATTTCTTTTTGAAGTTAGGTTGGATTGCATTTTTCTGAATTCAGGATCTTGCCATAACTTCTTTAAGTTTTTAGAGGAAACTTTAGACATTAAGTCTATAAACCATTTCTCTTGCCAGAGTTTCTTTAATCTTTCACTGGCATCTTTTGAATGTAACTCAAAATGTTCTTCCTTATCCATTATTTTAAGATTAGAAGGATCATTATTATTTGGGTTAAAATCTATGTGATGGCAAACTTGTTTTCCTCTATACCCCCCTAAAACTTCTTTAGCTACTAACTGATGAACTAACTCTGATTTACCAGTTTTATTGTTTAAAACACTTGGATATGTATTCCATCTTTTTGAAATATATCCAGAGTAAACTGGCATCAAGCTATCATTTTCTTTTAGATATTGAGCCTCCTTATAAGATCCATCTCTCATCATAAAACGATGGTTAGGAGTGCATCGTATGCTCTTATCATTGTCTAAGGTTATTTCTAATAGTTTATCAACCCATCCTGTAATTTGAGCATTACTACCTTTAGCAGGTTTAATTTCTCCTTCAGGTGTTGAAGAATAAACCCAAAATTCTTTTTCATTAACTAATTCTTTTATTGGAATTAATCTTCCATCTAATAACGGAATTTTTGTATTTCCTTCAAGGCAATAAATACCTCCACCAAAAGGAATATCTAATGGAGGACAATCAAAAGTATAAATATCAGAAACATCAGATCCTAAAGTATCAACTACTGTCTTAAGCCTTTTATCTTCATTAGCAATTTCTTCAATAGAAAAATCTGAACTTGATGAAGGTTCTTCTTTGGCTTTGCTTTCTGTAGTCTTTGAAGTTTTTTTCTTGGTTGTTTTCTTTTTAGTGGCTTGTTTCTTGGCCATTTTCTCCTCCTGACAAAACATTGATGAGGCCAGCTAGTGATTGATCCATAGGAAGTCCCTTATCGTTGCAAACAAAAAAATCAAATAAAGCTGAAAGAACAAATTTCAGATTAGAAAAGTTGATGTACATAACTCCATTTTCATCAACATAACTTGACTTAACTTTTGATACATAAAACAAAGTTTCATCCTCAATGTAAAAGTCTGAGGAAAATCCCTTTAGTTGGGGGTTTTTCCTCAAAACGTCTGAAAAGGAATAAAATTTAGGATCAAAACAAAGAACTCGGACATTATCCGATTTCATTATCTGCTTGGATGCGTTCTGAAGTCTGGCAACAGTTTCAGTATCAAACTTCATAATTATTCTCTTGCTTTGAATAGGGTTTTTTCAAAACTTCTACATGAAAACCGTCTTTTTCCTTGTCCTCTTCAACTTTTTCAACTGAATATCCTGCTTCTTTAAAAACAGAATTATTGAAATAATACTGAAGAGCCATAGCCATTGTTTGACGGTTTATGATTAGTAAATTGTTTCCTTCCATATTTATCCTCCAGATGAGTTGACTGTTTGTTCACAGTTGTATTCATAAGGACACATCAAACAGTCAGTATTCTCTGGACTGTAGACATTGGGATCACCAAAGCAATCAGGTGCATTTGGGGGCTTATTGGAATTTTCCGAAGAGGAAGGAGCCTGAGCAGACTGCCCCGATTGTGGAGAAGGCGATGATGCAGGAGCTTGCTGACTTGCTTGCTGAGCTGGAGCAGCCTGCTGAGGCTGTGTTTGTGGTTGTGGCTGTTGAGCTTGCTGCTGTTGTGGAGGTGCAGAAGGCCCAACAGATTGGGTAGGTTGAGGAGCAGCTTGAGGTGGGGCTCCCTGGTTAGCCCCAGGTGAGGTTTCCATGCTGTTTGCTGTTTCTCCAGGATGTTGAGGTCCAGGGGTTGCATTGCCTGATGTGAGCCCCCCAAGCCGCTTTTTAAAACTTTCTCTTGTAGCTTCTGTGATCTGATGGATCTTTTTCATTCCATTATCATCAGGTGGAAGCCATGCGTTAATTTTGTCTAGATCATACATTTGTCCCAGAATTTGTTCGATTTCCTCATCCGTGGGAGCAATAGGACTCTGGCCCCGAGCCACAGTCTTCTCAAAGGCTCCCCCATCACTTTTTCTCTTAAGGATTACATTGGCTCCCGTCTTGGGATCGGTTATATCGCCTATATCCTCATCTATGAGGCTTTGATAAAGCCAGTCCTTCATATTCCCCGAGAAACCCATAATGCGGGGCTCTTTCGGGTTGAGGGCTTCATTTGTATGTCTCTTGGCAAATGCCTGGTCCTCAATCACAAGAACATTGGCAAAAGCTTTTCTTGAGGCTGCCCATTTGTCTAGATCCATTCGGCCATCAAATTCCTTAAGCATCTCACAGAACGGACATTCCATTCCAAATGGAACAAGGCATAAAATCTTACTTGGGGGATACTGACTGGCCTGAGCTAGCTCATCAGGACAAATGATTGAGTAGTGGTAAGATATTTCTTTAGCTGGCTCACCTTTTTCATTGTACGGGGGCAAAAAGCGTACTTTAAATTGCTGTGTGTCCTTTGGAACTCTATAAAATTTCCTGTTTCCTCCAGATCCACTGCTTGCCCCAACTGGCTTGTGTTCTTTGCTCTTTTCGAGAGTCTGCTTGATCTTGCTGAAATCGAGTTTATGCATGGCAATCTCCTGTATCTTTATTTGTTCCTTTTGCCCTCACTATCCCATAACGATAAAAAGGGAGCTGGTTCTCAGATACAGGAGAAAAAATTTGAAAAAAGTTTAATGCACTGAGTTAATCACTCAGCGCATCATACTTTGTATAAGAAAGAGCTGATTTATTGGCTTTAACCTTAATATAATCAAATGGAATAGCCGAAACTTGATCCACTTTAAGGTTTTCCCTCTCAAAGGATTTAAAAACATCTCGATTGGAAGAAAAATAATGATCTGTGATTCCGACAGATCCCCATTTTGGTTTTACGACATACCGATAAGCAAAAACAGTCTCAACTACCTTTCTAGGACTGTATAGCCAAATGGATCTAAAGATGGAAGGATTAATATGCCCTGATCCATTTTCATTTCTTAAATAAACTGGAATGTGCTTATTGTTTCCTTCTTCATCTGAGCAAACTGTCCATGTATTAGATCCATCTGTTATTTTATCTCCAATTAAGATCTCACTTCCAAAGATACATTTTGTGGAGATAAAGTTTTCCAGATTGACTAATTTTCCTGTGTGTTTTTCTTCTTTCCAACTCATGTTCTACCTCATCCTATGGAATAACAGTCTTAGTTGATTGTTCTTGATCCTTAGATGATTTCTTTTCATCACCCATCCCATAAACATTTATGGAAAGACCGACAATTTCACCTTCATAATTAGTATTGAAATCCTCAAGGAATACCTCAACTTTATCCAATCCATACTGAAGGACACCTTCATTGTGGGTTCTAGGAATAAACCCAACCCAATAAAACTCATCATCTTGTCCAGCAAAAACTTTAACAGCATTTTTATCATGAGGGTTGTCGGGTTGATGTTGAAGGCTTATCTGGGGGTTTAAAGTCCCTTCTTCTTTTTTCCTTGCCATCAATTCCACAAAAGACTGCAAGTTGTCTCTTTGGGGTTTAAAGCTAACTCCGACTACTGATCCTGTGTAGAGTAACCGCATGATTTTCCACCTTTCTGTTTGGATTTAAAATTTTGTATGGACTCAAGTAACCCACTTTCAGTTAGTTTATCAACCAATAGTTGGGCATAATCTCTTATCTGTTTTAACTCCTCTGGAGTTCCAAGTTTTCTATACTCCTCCAGTTCTTTCTTGTCCTTCTCATCCATTAGTCAACCCACCATGTTTGAACTATTTCCTCAGCGGAAATATTCTCCTTTTTGCTTTCACTTATAATTCTTCCATCTGTGTTCGTCTTCCAAACAGTAAAACTTTCCCCGTTAAAGTTCATAACACAAACACCAAAATTAACTGGCCTGTGTCCTTTTGTTTCTCGGCTTTTGAGGTAACACAGCTCTCCAGGATTAAGTCTATTGAGAAAGGCAATGTCTTCATTTTCTCTTTTTTCAATTTTACCTTCGCTCATGTATCCACCATTTGGTTAGGACCTTCAAGAATTTCAGAGCTTTTATCTGTTCTGTCCTTTAATACAATTTGTTCTCTTCTAGAGGACACAAAAATAACAAGATCAGACATGCAAATTTTTTTAAAGATCTCATCTTTAAAATCAACTATTGTGGGATTTTCTGTATCCTTTTTTTGTTCCGTTAAGTCTTTTGGACTTAGATAAAGTGGTTTCATCATTTCCCCTTTTAATAAGTTGTCTAGACAATTCTCTTACTTTTTCTCTAAGCCACTCATTTTCTTCTAGAACTTGACGCTTGCTCTTCCAGGTAAAAAACTGCTTAATGCCTTTCATGCGTAGTCCCATAAACTCCTCCTAGTTTCCCTGCCCTCCATAACGAAAAACTAGGAGCTGATTCTCAGAAAAAGGTAAATTTTTTTAGACACTGAGCATCACTTTTTAAAGAGATGCTCCATAATCTCTGGGGGAACTGGAGGAGATTCAGGCTCTCCTCTGTAGACAATATCTTTTGAGAAGCTAAACCCTATGTTCTCCTGGTCTGCTTTAAAATCTTTACCCACAAGACCTTTTTCCTTCAGGTAAGTTTCAATCTCTTCCCAAATAGAATCAGTCTGCTCATTGTACTCTTCTTGTATTTTTTCAGCTTGCTGCTTTAAGGCATCTAGCTTTCTTTGAGCAAACTTTTCCTGCTCATCAATTTTACAGCAAAGATCATAAAGAGTTTTATCCTGAGAGAGTATTGCTAAAGCCTTCATTTTTCACTCCTCCTCAATTTCTCTTTGGACTTTATCACGTATTTTGGTGAGAGTCTCATATCCTTCTTGATCTCCCATCTCATGAAGAATATCTTCTTGACTGACAAATCCCATGTCAAAAAGCATTGCCTTTATTTCATTATCACTAGGAATTCTATGATCTTTTTCCTTGGCTCCAAGAAGGATGGTTATAAATTCTCTATTTCTTTCGGTCCCAAACTCAAAGCGGCCATTTTCTGACACAGCTTGAAACTTCTTTTGGACACCAATCATTCCCTTTTTGGCTTCTGGAAACCCGTCACTCATTTTCTTCTCCTTTGTTTCTTTGATTTTATATATTCCATTTTATCTATTAACTTTATTCTTTCTCTTTTATTATTTTTTATTTTCATATAAAAGGATTTTACTTTTGACACTGGTATTTTCATTTCTTCAGGAAATACAACTAAGTCTATCTTGTTCTGTGTTATTAGTTTGTTTATTTCTGTTGAGCTTATTTTTCCCTCAGGATAAATAACTTCCTTGAAAAAGTTTACCCAAGGAAAGTAAAATTCCTCACTTAAATATAATTTGTCTAATTCCTTATTGCTTCTTACAATAAGTACGTTTAAGTTTTTACCTTTAGAATTTATTTTTTTCCTCTCCATTTTGTTTTTCATCTTTTTTATGTCTTTTCTGAACTCATGGAAGTGAGAAATTATATTTTTAACAAAATCTCTCTTTTTCTTATATTCCTTTTCAGATTTTATATATGAATGTAGTCTTTCTTCGATATCTTTATCTTTTAAACGACCTGTATATAAAAGATCAAAAAGATTAAAAATTGCTCTTTTAGAACAATAAATGCTTTCATAGTAATATACTTGCTTTTTCTGTTCCTTCATGTCACTTATGTTTCTTTCTTCTATTGTTCTATGTATTTTTGACACTTTTATCCCAGAAAAGTGAGAAATAAAAGATTTATGGAAAATAGGTAAATATTTTTCTATTAAATCCCCCTCTTCCTTTTCTACAGAAATGGTATTTAGTTTGCAAAAATTATTAAGTTTTATATATTTCCTAAGGAAATCTCTGTCTTCAAAATTAAGACATTCCTCAAAAAATCTTAAGTTTTCAGGAATATGATTAATCTTTTTTGTTTTCTCTTTATATTCTTTGGGAACATAATAATTGCCTATTTTTATTATTCTCTCTACATCACCATAAGTTACTTTTTCTTGTTTCTTAGATATACGATTACCTACATAAGGATTAAAGAAACTAAAATTGTATTTTATAAATTTCTTTTGTTCTTCATTTAACTCTCGATTAACTATTGTTTTTCTGTATCTATCTTTTTCAAATTTAAGAGCATTTTCCATCACATCTTCTATTTTTCTTTCTTTTTCCACAGGATCATCAACATCTAGGTATTCAGTTACAATATCTTTTCGTTGTGGAGAATAACCGTATAACTTACAAAAATTATATGAATAAAATCTTGAGGAAACAGCATCCCTATAATCTAAAACTATAGCTTTTTTCTTATTTCCTTCTTTCCTTACAACTCTCCCTATTCTTTGGACATATTTTATTTGAGATCTAGTAGGTTTGGTTAGTATTGCACAGCAAGCTGAAGGGATATCAACACCTTCATTTAATATGTCTACCACACACAAAACTTCAATTTCATCACTATTATTGAATTTATTTATTATGTTATTTCTATAATACTTTTCTGTTTTGTGAGTTAAAGTTTTAGCTGAAACCCCATTTCTGTTAAAAAGACGTTCCATTCTTTTGGCATGGTCAATGTTAATACAAAAACATATTGTTTTGTATTTCACATTTTGTTTATCCATTGATCTTCTTCCATACTTTTTATAAGAGTTGACTATTATTTTATTTCTTTGTTTGGATTCAACTAAAACATCAACTTGGGAAGGTTTATAATCATACTTTCCAGAAATTCCTTCGATAACTGAATTAGTTAATACTAACCATCCCTCTATATCCAATATCATATTATTTTCTTTAGCTTCATTGAAATCTAGAGAGATTGAAGGGTTTCCCAAAAAATCAATAACTGACTTATCATCTGGCCTGAATATAGTGGCTGACATTCCCAATTTCTTACTTTTAGGGAAAGCACTATAAAGTCTTTTCCAACTAGGTGCAGGGATATGGTGTACTTCATCAAAAACAATCAAATCCCAATTCCTGGGGAAATTATGTAAATTTTCCTTTCTAGCTATACAAGGAATAGAAGCTATAACCAATTGACAGTTTTTTTGTTTTGCATAGGAGGTATATACTCCAATCTCTTTATTCAAAAAACATTCAAGTTCTTCTTTGCTGTTCGTCAAAAGCTCTTTCCTATGAGTTAGCCACAAACAGGTAAAGTTTGATTTTTTCTTTAGAAACTTATTTATAACCTTAACAGCTAGTCTTGTTTTACCTGTTCCACAAAATTGATGAACCAAAGATTTTTTATTTTCATTGAGGGACTTAACTATTTTATATGTGGCTTTATTTTGGAATTTTTCAATTTCCTTCATATTATTCCCCAAAACACTCATGAAGAACTTTGGGTTTAAACCCAAATATGTCTTTGAAAGCAAACTTAGCTGTCTCTTTAAAAGGCTCTAAGTGAGAAGCATCTCCAGGTCCTCTAAAATAATCATCCCCTCTATTTTTCAGAAGGGTTCGGATGCGCTCTTGGACATTAGTTGTGGTAACACTCTCACCTTCTTTAAGCATCCAACATATAATAAGATGAACATCTCCTTCACTGAGATGATGTTTAATTAAAGGCTCAATGAAAGATCCCTCATTCTGAGATTCAATCCATTCATACTTCCTAGCCATTGTTTTCTCCTTCAAGATTATAAGAGCAATCAAAAGAAATTGTGTGATGTGGGTAGGATATTTTAACCTTTCTTATTCTCACGCTTTTGCATCCGCAATTAACTACTTTTAAATTTACGGAGCCAAGATCATTGACAGAAACAGAATTTTTTATTTGAGCTTCATATTCCTTTTTGCAACAAGCATGATATAGCCAAACAACATTTTCTTCTGGAGAAATTGAACTTCCATTTAGATTGATGGAAATATCCTCCGAAAGAAAATGGTGTATTTTTTTGTTTGGAAACTCAGGAATATATTCCTCTATTTTCTTTTTCATTTCTTTCTCATACAATTCCCTGTTTTTGTCACAAATGTCGCAAATTTCATTTACATCACCCAGACGGTGGATTTCTACTTCTGTTTTAATGTCAATTCCAGAAAAAGCTAAAAGGGTTGCATGTTTAAAACAAATATTCTTATATTCCTCTGAATAATACCTAATGCTGAAATTGATCTCCATTATCCAATCTCCCCCCTCATAAACTTCAATACATCCTCAAAATCCTTAAAGTCTCTTTTTAACTGTTCATTTGATCTATAGGGCCATCTGATTCGGAATTTGTCCCTTTTTTTAAAATAAGTGATGCTATGCCATTTATTATTTTTCAAAGCCAAGACGTGGGGAACACCTTTTCGAGAATACCTCATTCCTGACCTGGGGAGTTTTCTTATAATCATCAGACAGTAAATCTCAGCATCAGTTAAGAAAGTAGAGGTTTCAGTATTATCATCAGACACAGAAACAATATTGGGAAACTTATCTTCTGTGCTAAACTTGTTACGTATAAAATCAAACATATTTACTCCCACTCATAATCACTATAAGGAGCCACAGGGAAACTGATAGCTACAAGTTGGTTGCAATTCCAGCAATTCAAGTCTTTTTCCGTATTCCCAAACTCATCCAAATCTTGAATATTTTTGGGAAGACATAGATTTGGTTGTCCGCAATCGGGACAAAACCAAATCCATGCCCTCATCAAATTGGCTCTTTTTACATCAGCCATTCTTCTTTTTCTTTGAAAATCCTTTGAGTTTGGACTTTAGCTTTTTCTTTTCCATTTCAAGCTTCATGTTGATAACTTCATCAGTGTTGAGCTTATAGATTCCAATAAGCTTTTTTAGGTTTTCCAAAGGAGGCTCACAAAGACCTCTCTCAAAATTAGAAACAAATTGAGGAGTTGAGTATCCCAATTTTTCAGCTACTTTAGCCTGAGTTAGTTTAGAATTAACTCTGGATTTCTTTAAATATTGTCCAAATTTTTTCCTATCCATTTTCCTTCTCCTTAAACATTCTAATTCCTACATTTTTATTATTTCTCTTATGTTCTCCATGTGGGAATCAATGGCATTTCTGATGATTCTCACAGCTTCTTCCTTGCAGTCTTCTTTTTCTCTAGAAACAAAAAGAACATTTTCATCTTTCTCAATAATGTATTTGGGTTCTCTTTTCTCGTGATAAAGGAAGATCCCAAACCCGCCATATTGTTTTTCCTTAAGAACCCAGAATCCATTAGAGGCCATTATTTATCTCCCTTAACTTTATTCATTGCTCCTTTTATTTTCATAAGAACCTCACCATCATCAGGGGAGGAAAATTCACCAAGATTGTCTTCAATAAATTCATAGGCAATCTCTAAAGCTTCATATAAATCTGGAGAAGAAGCCATCAACCTTGCATGGACTTCAGCATCTCCCTCAGTTCCCAAGACATGAGCAATTCTCCTCTTGGGGTTAGAGGAGAAAATATCAATGCGAGTTTTTTCAGGGTTCTTTTTACATACCCAAGGTTTAGATGCTGATTTATTCTTTAAATTATGCATATTTACCTCAAATATAAAAGGGAGGCCCGAAGGCCCCCGCTTTAATAGTTATGCAGATTTTTCAGCAATTTCTTTCCACTGAGACTTATTAAGATCCAGGATCATTCCACCTGCTCTTTCCATCTCAATAGAATCCTCATAGGAAATTTCCTCAACTTGGTGAGCCGCTTTGGTGAATGAGTTGACAAGTCCGTATTTGGTGAGTCCTGCACCCTCATTTCCTGAGGCCAATGCAGCAAGGATTCCTTCCTTCTTATTTTCACCTTGGACTTTTGTAGCCTTCATGGCCTTATCGACAACCTTATCCAACTTAGTATTTTCAATGGGGATCTCAGTAGCTTCTTTTAGACGCTCTACTTCTCTTTCAAAATTGACTTGCTCCATGCTAGCTTTCAGGATGTCTTGCACCTTATCCCAAAACACAGCATCATCTTTTTGCAAAGTCTCATCTGATAGAACCTCAAAGACCTCTCTTTCCACCTGATTGCGTCCAGTATGAAACCGCTTCATAGCAGTATTGCTGATCATTCCATTGTCACAAACCAAACGATAGATCATGGGCTCAATTCTAAGGGAGCCTGATCCCACATCAGAATTTGAAATTGTGAGTCCATATTGAACGGTATCACCTTTTTGAATTTCCGTTTTTAGTTTGGGGGAAAGAGCTTTCACAAAAAGCCTACGCTCAGTGTTCTCACTGGATACCACTTCCATTCCGTTTTCAAAGATCACAGGAAGGGCTGTCTCAAGTAACTTGTGGGAATCCAGGGGACGGTAGTAGGAAGAGAGAAAACCTCTCAAATACCCATCCAGAGACCTGATCATTCGACCTTCTGGCTTATTCCCTCTTTTGACTATTTGCCCTTTGTTTTCTAGACCATGGTTGATGTTGTCAGTGAGAAGAATTGGGTTCTCTTGCTGTAGCTTATGAAAATACCGAACGGGGATATCCAGATAAGAGGCTACTTGCTGAGAAGAATGAGAATTGAGACCGAAGGAATGCTCACCCTCATTGGTTTCAAAGGCAATGTTGACCTGTTGGTTATCCCCAACCTTTGCCTCCAATTCTTTAGTCGGAACAATAAAGTCTTGCTTTTGTTCCTGGATTCTCTCTAGCTCCTTTGCCATGTCTGTGAGAGATTTTCCTGTTAACATAATGTACCTCCTTAGTGCCTATCCCTCTTTGGGGCTCATTCCCCTAGGGAGTCGGATATGGGTTTATGGCCTATCTCATCAGTGTCGGGAGGCCATCCCCGATCAGACGGGCATATTGCCCGTTTCGATTTATTTCTTTTTGACTTTGGGAAACTCAACCTTCGTCTCGTAGAGCAGTCCCTTGTCGATCAGCTTTTGCTCCCCAATTGCATTTGCAACGTCTTTCCAGTTGGCCAGTGTGGTTCTGTTTTGATTAACAATCTTGAGTGAATAGTCCTTGGTTTCAGTGGCACCCATTTCTATGAGGTGCTTTTTAAGTTCATCTTTTTGCTTTTTGATCTCATTTTCCTGGTCAGTTAGTTCTTTGTATTTGGCTAGTTTTTGGTTTGGTGTGAGTTTGGAAAAGCTCATTTTATCCCCCATTAGGCTATCTGGTCGTTTTTAAGTTCAATTCCCTGCTCTTCTAGAATGTCTTGAATGGATTGGGATTGTTTTTTGGAAGAGTCGTAACGGAATTTGTGGTTTATTTGCTTTTCAGCTTCTAGATAGCGGTTAACAAGCTTGGGATTGTGTTGGGCAGCAATGGCAATTTCTTTCTTTGAGGAATAAATGCAGATAGCGCATGAAGCTCTTGATACTCCCAATGCATAGCAAGGGTGCTTTGGCATTTCATAGAAATTGTTTTCAGCCCAAACCTTGCCTTCAGTCCAGTCTACAATAGGACTGGCTTTAATCATCATAGTGCCTTTTCTCTTATAAACCTTCTCATTAAAGACATGCTTTCTAGCGCGGCGAGTTGATTCTTCAGCGCGTTCTCCGCAAAGAACCAAGACGTTTCCCCCAAGTTGGGAGCAAAACTTATCGCAAGGCTGAGTCTTGACCTGAGCCGTACACCATTGCTGGTTAGGGCCAGGCCACTTCTTTTGCTTTTTCTCTCCAGTTTTGCGATCAACCTGACCAGCCAATAGAAGATCAAGAACGCCTTTCTCATCCTCACGTTTCACGATGTGGAGCTTTACCCCAAGATTTTCACATTGGGCTTTTACAGTAGGCAGTGTTTCGTCCCAATCGGTATCAAGTTCAGCATGGAGAGCTATGATGCGATCAGCACCAAAAGTTCGAGTGGCCCAACAAAGAAGAGCCCCTGAATCCTTCCCTCCAGAAGTAGAGACCACAATATGATCAAAAGAGCCTTCAGCATCCATTCGCTGGAGCCTGTTCCTTAAAGCCTGCCCTCTGTGGTTGATTTTAGTCTTGTTTGGTGTGTATGTATTCTTAGCCATTTTTACCCCCAAGTTTTTAATAACCTTAACTATCTATATTCATTCTACGTCCTAACTTAATGAAAAGCAAGGAATTAATTATAATTAATTCTAAAATCCCACAAAATGAGGGATTTCAGTGACTTACCGCGTCTCAAATTATTAATAATTCGATTTTTGTGATGCTCTGCATGAGAGAAGATGTGTGATGGGAAGGATTACCTGGTAGCAGAGCCTGAAATTGCCGTCAATCACCAAGGCAATGAGAGCTTCTGTGAGCCCTACAGGGGCTATTATGGTCAATCATAGGGACCTGAGCCCAAAAGCCAAACACAATCAAAATATGTGGCTCTCTGAGGCTTCTGGATATATCCCATGCCTGAGATATATCTCAAACCGATTTGGGCATCCAATACAGCCGACACAGGGCTCCGACAGGGGGAGGAGGCCCCCGTAGTAGGGGCCTTTCCAAAACAAAGTGATTTCAGATACTTAACTCGCTGTGGACCAGGTAAACAACCACAATATTAGCCGCTTTGTAAGTTACTGAAATCAGGGCTTGTTATTTCCGTGAGCGGCGTTTCAAGCCGTTCAAATTGGGGGGGTTTCGACCTACGCGCTCTGTGTCACCAAAATTCCATAGAAATTCCAATAACTTAAATTATTTTTATTTAAGAAAAGAAGAGTTCAAAAAAGGCTCAAAAAAGGGCCAAAAAGCCTTCTGAAGCCACAAAATAAAATATGTTTTTGCTATATTCAGCGCATTAGACGCATAGTACCGAACAACGTGCTCACTTTGTAAGAAAATTTAAGACAGAAAATTTCTGAGAGAAATCAATGAGTTATGATATTAACAAAAATTTAACTGAACACTAGGTCGGGTGCTGTCGTTAAAGAAAGAAAGTACCAAAGAAAGAAACCTCAATCGAATAATTGATCTAGCGATCAATTATATTGTTTACCCTTGATTGTTCATTCGCTTCGCTCATTCACAATCAAGTATATTTTTCTTAGCCCCTATATTCTTTTTTAAAAAGAAACACTGAGTCAGAAGTGATCAATACTATTAAAACTGAAGAAAAAATCAATCCAAACAAAATATAACACAAAGTATTATATGTGTAGGGGATCTGAGGTCTGAGAGGACCTCAGATCCCCAAACCAAGAATTTCACAAAAGTTACATAAGAATTTTACGTAATATTTTGTATATTCCTTCAGTAAATCCTCTTTTTTCTTCATCCCCAATAAATACGATGAATTATTTTGGGGGTGACACTATGCATAAAAATAATACCTGTTTACTTTTTGATTGGATTAATCTTGATCCTAGGGGTTTTTTAGTTTAAGCGCATGTTTACCCAGTTAATTGCTCTTTTTGTTAAGTTGCAGGAGGTTTTTTAATGAATAAGCCAGAAGTTTTATTTAAAGATGGGGAATATAGAGTGGTCAGGAAGACAGAAAAAGAGCCAGCGGATAACATCTATCTCAACTTTATTGTGGAAAAGAGAGTTGGAGAGGATTCTTTGGGCAATGAGAGTTGGATTCCAGAATTTTCATTTCATGATTTGGTTATAAAATCGAAACATGAAGAGCGTTTCTTTGTTAAGGGGGAAAGTATCATTTTTCTTTTCAATGCTATTGATACCTTTTATAGAAAACTAAGAACAGCAGAAAATAGGCTGAATGAATATAGAGATGCCTTTCCAGAAGGCAAATCCAATCTGCAAGAGATAACAGAAAAAACGGAATTGGGTGGAGATTCAGGAGAATTGTGTTGACTTATAAATTGGATGGGCATGATTTCACTTTAAATCTTAATGAGCGTCAACTTGAACTTCTCATTCAAACCTGTGAGTCAATGGCTGATTATGATCAAAATGCTGATCCCAGTGAGGTTCCCCCGTATGCCTCAAAGGATTGGGATGTGATTTTAAACCAATTGAAAGATATGAAAGAGGTGTTTGATGAACAAAATAAAAATTGAGTTCTTATTTAAGACTATGTACAACCCAGGGGAAGATGCACCTCCTCAGTTTCAAACCGAAGGTGGAATTATATTCACTAAACAATATATCCCTATCTTACAAGAAAAGTTGGAATTGAAAAGATAGTTGATTGAGGGGTTTATGAGTCACTATAGCAATGATCCACAGAATGTGAGAGTTGATTTCTTTAAGCCATCGGGAAAGTGGTATGCCACTGAGCAAGTAACAATGGTGGGTTGGAGGGGAGATGAAGTTCTCATTCATGATTCTTTAGTTGATGCTCTAGATAATTTGGAGAGAAAGGATGGAGGGCCTCTATTTAGGGGGATGCAAGTTATTTGCCTTGAGCCTTATCATGAGTTTTCTCATCCCATTTCAATAAAAGAATGGAATGGAAAAGAGGAGTGGTTAAAAGAGAAGGCTGAAATTAAAAGGAAAATTGGGATGGACCAGGGACTTGAACCCTAACCTGAAATATATTTCAAAAATTTCTTGATCTTGAAATATATTTAACCGATCCTGAATTCTATGAAGTTTTTAAACCGAGCCCGCACAACCTGGACAGAGGGAGGCTACAGTATGATGTAGTTTGGGGCTTGGTGCGATCAAAACCGAATTGAAGAAATAGAACCCAAGCCCAAAGAGCTTGGGTTTTTTATTTTGCGGCTATCGTCTAATGGTTAAGGATACCAGACTTTCTATCTGGGGATGGGGGTTCAAATCCCCCTGGCCGCGCCATATCCGTTAGTAGCTCAATTGGCTAGAGCGCCTGACTTCCAATCAGGAGGCTGTGGGTTCGAGCCCCACCTAGCGGTCCATAGGAGGGTGATCTAATGGTAAGAGCACAGACTCCAAATCTGTGAATGTTGGTTCAAGTCCAGCCCTTCCTGCCATGCCTCTGTAGCTCAATTGGCTAGAGCAGCGGTCTTGTAAACCGAAGGTTGGGTGTTCGAGTCACCCCAGGGGCTCCATTTTTCAAAAAATGCAGACTAGAATTGGGGATTTTTGATTTTCAAATTTCTACTTGAGATTTTTTAAGGCTTGTCCGATTATAGAAGGGACTTAAGAGGAGATTATGCAAACACTACGCATAGCCATGATTTTTAATGTGGATAGAGCGGATAGAGTCCTAGGTAAGGAGGGCATGGCGTAGGTTTGTATTAAGTTACAGTTTGATTTTGGAAACCTAACCCAGGCCCTAAAAAGCCTGGGTTTTTTTATTCCTGGGTATCTTAATTGGCAAAGAACCCGCCTCATAAGCGGGGGTATGCTGGTTCAAGTCCAGCCCCAGGAACCATAGCTGGATAGCTCAAGGGTAGAGCATCTGACCGATAATCAGAAGGTTGCAGGTTCAAATCCTGCTCCAGCTATCATTTTAAAAGGAGAATTATTTATAATTAAAAAGTTATATTCAGGGGTAGTTCAATTGGAAGAACGCGTGACTGTTAATCACGTAGTTGCTGGTTCGAGTCCAGCCCTCTGAGCCAATTGCGGGATAGTGTAAAGGCAACATGCAGGTCTCATAAGCCTGAGCTGGGTGTTCGAGTCACCCTCCCGCAACCAATCTGAGAGTAGTTCAATTGGAGAGAACATTGCCCTTCTAAGGCAAATGCTGAAGGTTCGAGTCCTTCCTCTCAGGCCATGCAGGGATAGCTCAGATGGTAGAGCACTGGATTGAAAATCCAGGTGTCAGTGGTTCAATTCCACTTCCCTGCACCAATTGGGGGCTGTGATGTAATGGCTAACATATCGGACTGTCTATCCGAAACTAGGGGTTCGATTCCCCTCAGCCCCGCCATCTTTGCCCCAAAGTTGCCCCATTCTTGCCCCAATTTCTTCCCTATTCCTGGAGTTGCCTACTGGAAAATTTCCAGAAGGTAACTTGATTGTATTATGCATTGCATATATCTTTGAAAAATATACTTGACGAAAACCTGGGCCTTGCATACATTGAAAATCTATTGGCTACAGGGCCAATATCAAAAACAGAGCATGGAGCTTTGGTTCGGAGCCTTAGCAAAATGTTCTAGTTTTTGGAGCCAGGTATCTATCCTGGCTATTTTTTTGCCTTCCTTTGACGCTTTGCATCCTTACAACTAGCCCTTTTTTAAAAATTTTTCGGGTTTTTTTGAGAACTAGCTCGGGTTTTATCGTTATGGGATAGTGAAGGGGAAGTACATCTTGAGAGGAAACAACATGGAGATAAACAACAGGATTGGCATTTTCACGGACCAGCATTTAAGAAGCACTGGATCATTTCCACCTTTCAATAAGCTTTCCGAGTCAGGTCTTTCCAAGGAACTCGATAACATCATCAGAGGTTTTTACTTTGTTGCTGACCAAATAAGATCTTATAAGCCCAGGGCTGTATTCTCTTTGGGGGATGCCTTTCACAACCCTGAGGTGATAGATGTCCCAACTCTTGAGGGAGCTTCAAGGGCCTTTGGGGTTGTTAAGAAGGCTTGTGATGAAGTAGGGGCTGATTTTTACATACTGGTTGGCAACCATGATGTGGTCTCAGAGAATCCAACTCTTATCACTTCTGTTTCAGTTCTTGAGGGGTTTGGGCAAGTAATTAAAGAGCCCTACTTTATCGACATTGATGAGTTTACTGTCTCAATGGTTCCTTATTCATCTAATCCCTCAAAGATGTATTCTCAGCTCAAGGAAGCTGAGGTTCAGTCAGATCTTATATTAACTCATATTGATGTAGCTGGATGCAGGTATGAAAACAATCATCTTTCTGAATCAGAGATAGATCCCACTTTTAAGGTGCCTGTTATTTCGGGGGATATTCACTTTAGTCAGCATGTAGGAAGCGTTATATATCCAGGCTCTCTTGTACAAAACAAATTCACTAGATCTGATCTCAGTGGGATTGGTGGGGCTGCTTTCTATGATCTTGAAACAAAGGAATATCAGCTTGAGAGAAATATTTATTCAAAGCATTATGTCAAAGCCCATTCCATAGAGGAAGCCAAGAAGCATGATCCCAATCAAGTTATTATTCAACTTGTTACAGATGTTCCCAAGGAAGAGGCAGAAATTGAGCTTGAAGACTATGAATTTAATTATCTTCCTGCTCCAAAAGTTGATGATAATCTTGAAGTTGAGTATGAGAATGTTGGGATTGAATCTCCCGAAGTAGTCTTGAGAACTTATATCAATCAAGACCGTCCTAGTGCCCTTAAAAATTTTGATGAGACTTTGAAAAGTAGGAGTGAATCTAATGCATAAGAGCTTGTTGATACAGACTGTTTATTCTTCCCAGCAAAGGTTGGTTTTCTTTCCTTCAAGCCAGGTAGTGAATAAATTTATAAACCGCATAAAATCTTCAGAAATGGATGAGGACTTTGCTGACATTTATTTTGAAGATGAAAAATTCACGACAAAGTACAAAAATGTGAAAAGCATTGTTCATCCAGCTAATAAATTAAGGGGGGCTGAAGATTCACCTCTTTTTGATATAGAGGTTATTTTTGAGAATGGTTTTTCTATTAATATCCCTGCTTCGGGTAGAAAAAGAGCTGATTATTCATTCAAAAAACTTAAAAATCTTCAAAATGTTGATCCAACTGATTCTTATATACAAATCAAGCAGGATCTTAAATTTTTGGCCACTATAAGATGGGAATCCAGAATTGCTGAGATTTATTGTACTGAAAAAGAGGAAGTATAATGAGTAGTGGTATCAAATACAAAAGTTTTTGGGCTGAAAATTTTAGAAGTTTTGAGAAGCTTAATTTTACTATTGAGCCTGGTAAGCATCTTGTAGTGGGTGAGAACCAGGATTCGAGTTCAGCCACAAGTAATGGATCTGGAAAAAGCAATACCTTTCTTGCTCCTGTGTTTGCTCAGTTTAAAAAGTTAAGAAAAATCAAAGATCCATCTTTTAAGCATGGCGGGGGTGTTAAAACAGGAGTTGAGTTTGAAAGAGATGGCGTCAATTATGTGATTGAGCGCCACTATAAGCATAAGAGCGGTAAAAATTCTCTAAATCTTTATATTGATGGTGAGGATGTCAGCAAAAGGCTCAAAAAAGGCTCTGAAGAAGAGATAAAAAATATCATTGGAATGTCTTTTGATCTTTTTACTTCTACCATAATTATTGAGCAAGGTCTTCCCACTAATTTTAGTCAACTTACTGAGGTAGGAAGGAAATCAGTTGTAGAAGAGCTTCTTGGTTTTTCTGTTTTTACTGAGTATTATAAGCCTTTGTTTGATAACAGCAAGAAAAGGATTCAGCAGGACCAGGAGAGGGTAAAAGAGAAATATAATGAGTCCAGAGATGAGATGGTTAGGCTTAATTCAAAGATTGAGGCTCAGGAGAGCGCTGAAGAATCCAAAAAAGCTGAAATAAGATCCCAGGTAAAAGAAGTTAAGAAGAAAATTAAAGATCTTGAAGACAATATTCAGTCCAAGATGGATGAGAAGAAAAGAATTCTTGATGGTCAAGACAGCCAACATCTTCAGGCTTCCCTCAATAAGATGTCTAACACTCTTACTACTTTAAGAAATAGGAAGTCTGATCTTGACCAGATAGTTCAGCAGCAACATTGCCCTACTTGTGGTCAATCTTTTCCAGAGGAAAAAATTTCTAACGCTCAGGATGAGTTATCTAAAATTCAGAATAAAATTCCAAAAATAGAGTCCATGTATCAGGATATTGGAAACAAGCTCAACCAAATAAATAGTATATCCCAGGAAGTTCTCAACTCTGAAGGGCAGAAAAATAGTTTTCAGTATCAGCTTGATAGTTTATTTGCTCAATTAAAGTCTGATAGTTCTAATGTGGATTTAGATAATCTCAAAGAGAAATTGGATGAAGTTGCAGATCAAGTTAATGCTTTAAATGAGGAACTCAATTCTATAAATGAAGATGTGGATAATCTGGAGTACATTTCCAAGCTTTTGTTACCCTCTTCCCCTTTCAGATCTTTTGTTCTTGAGAGATATCTTATTCATATAAACAAGATCATTTCTCATATTTCTCCTCTTTTGTTTGAAGAAGTAAAGGTTGAATTGAGTGTTACTGAAAACAATAAGGGCATTCAAATTAACATTGAGAAAAATGGTGAGGTTTATGATTATGATGAGCTTTCTGGGGGAGAGAAAAAACGATTAGATATAATTTTTATTTTGGCTTTCCAAAGATTTCTTATAGAGTCCAGTGGAATTAGATCTAATCTTCTTGTTTTTGATGAGATTTTTGATTCTTTGGATGATAGGGGTATTGAACTTGTCCTTAGCTGCATAGATTCTTTGTTTCCAGAAAGTTCTTCTATCTACATAATAACCCATAATAAGTCTGTTAAATCCATGTTCAATTCGGTCAAGAAAGTTATTAAGAAAAATGGAGTTTCTGTTCTTGAAGGATCAAAAGAGCATGAAGAATTGGCTAACTCTGAGGAGGTTGTAGAGCAAGTAGTAGCCATGGATTAAAGCAACAGGGGAAAGACATCATAGATGAATATTGCAGAATTGATACTCAAAACAATGGATGAAAGTGGGGCCGAAGACACAGGGATGGTTGGCCAGCAGATGCTTAATAAAGCTAAAAAGGCCCTACTGCCTGAAGAAGATGAGGACATGGATGATGAGCTTAAGCAAAAGATTCAGGAGCTTAAGCAATATGAAGCCAATGAAGATCTTGGCTGGATGGATTTTGCTTCCTGGAGATCTCTAAAAACCCCTGTACATACAGTCTTTTCTAAAGAATTGGAGCCTCTTTTTTGGAGTGGTGTTTATTTTAGTTATTCTCAGTTTATGGAGAAAAAAGAAATCATCTTAAAGGATATGGATGTTGGGACTACAATCAATATACAAAAGCATGGATCTAATTTTCAGTTTATTTGTCTTAACTCCCGATCCAGTATTTATGATTATTTTGGTTCTGTTGAACTTGAAAAGTTAAAGAAGTGGTATGTGTCCACAAGATATAAGTCCATAGGAAAGACAATCACACAGGGACTAATAGTTAAAGATTTCAAGGAGGACAAATGAGTAAAAAGGAAGAAGTGAAAAGAGTTGTTCACCCTCAGGAACTATTTGCCATGCTCAATATTAAGGATTTTGATTCAGCAAGAAAAGCCTTAATAACTGGATTTGATTTCTTGATTTATATGAACCCTGGGGATCAATTGGTGATGAATAATGCTACATTCCACAAGCTAGATAATGATCTTTTTCAAGTTGAAAGCAATATCAATTCTGAGAATGTAGTTGATTCTCTAGAGAAAAGAAAAATAGTGAGGATTCCAGGATAATATGGCTAGTAAAAAATCCTTTGATCTCAAAAAATTAGAAACTCAGGCTCTTGATTCCTATGATAGGTGGAAGTCAGAGGATTGCACTGAAACAAGAACTGATCTTTTTTATAAAGTGAGAGACTTGGCTCATGCAATTCTTAGTGTTGGGGATTGGGAGAAATACAATATAGATATAGAAGAAACTGCTTATGATTATGCTATCTATCTTTTTGAGAGAATATTAACTGGATTTAGGCTTGAGCCAAAAGAGAATGGAACAAGATTCCCTCTTCAGCATTATATGAACCTCAATATTAGGCACGTTATTATAACTCTGGGGGATGATGAGCTTTTCAAAAGTCTGGTTGAGGACATGGAATATTTACTGGATACTACTGAATCGAGTGAGATTGAAGAGGAAATCCAGCTTGAGAACCAATTTGAACTTAAAGATCTTAAACTCACCCTCTATAAGTCTCTCAGGGTATTTTATTCTGAGGAGGAAATAAGAAGGCTTTTGCCCATAAGCTTGGAATTTATATCAGAGGTAAGCAGGAAGAATATACCTAATACAGCTCCTGATGATGTTGCTGATTTCAGTTTAGTTCTTATTGCTTTAGCTAAAAGAGTTATCAAGGACAATAATGTTACTTATCCCTACAATGGATCAAAAACAGAGCTTAGGCAGATTTTAAATTCTTCTGTTAGAAGTTCTGTGTTTTTGGCTTCGGTAGTTAATACAGATTTTTTCCCCAAGGAACTTTTATTGTCAGTGGATACAGATTCCCTTAGTCGTATTGTTAGTCTTATGGGTGGAAAGACAGTAAGAATACCCACACAAAGAGAGCTTGATACTTTGCTTGGGACAGTTATAACTCTTTCCAAAAATATAATTGAGGGAAAAACTACTAAAAAGGCTTTGGCTGAATCCAAGTCTGATTTTGATCTTGTTTTTTGTAATCAAATAAACATACAGAACTTTGTGTCTAAGTCCATGGAAAGTTATAAGTATTTTGGGAAAGATCAGGAGACTAAGCCCTTAATACATGCTTTGCTGAGTTCTATAAAGTCCATTGAGTCTATGATAGATGATTTGGTTAAAGAGAATAAGGAAAACATATCTGAAGAGGAAATAGAAACTTATTCAGAACTTAGTAAGAAATTTTCTCATTTTGCTGAGTCTTTGGATTCGATGATTAAACCCAAAAAGGATTGGAGGAATTATGAAGACCTATACAGTTAAGGTTTGGCTAACTGAGGGAGGGGAAAAGACCTATTCCAATGTTATGGAGTATAGGAATCAGGATAATATTTTGGTTCTTACTCTTAGGGATGGATCAACTGTCAAATATGAACCCCAGGATTATAGTCAGTCTGAAGTATCAGAGAATAAAATGGATGAACAGAAGTTAGGAGAAATGAATGAGTAGGAGTTTGGAATGTTAGTAAAAGATCTTTTTGGGGTGGATGAGGAGGAGATTGAAGAAAAGGCAGAGAATGAAGAAAGGGGTGATTTTTGGACTAATTCCCTTTCTTTTTACAATCAGGTCAAAGACCGCGATATTCAAACATTAAGTAAAAAACAAACCAATTGGTTGGAAAAAATAGATGATCTAATACAACAGGAGGAAAACAATGGAGACTGAAGTCAACACAGAAAACAACGTAACCAATATGAAAAAAGAGAGTGAAAAGGAAACTCTCACTCTTACTGCTTGGGAGGCTATAAATATTGAAAGAATTATAGCTTCCCAATCTTCAAAAGGTTCTGGAATTAAAGACCTTAGAATGATTAAGAGGGTTAGAGACAAACTCAATTCAAAAATTCCTGAAAGGCCCACTCAGCAAAAACCTGAGTATAAAGATCCTCAAAATCCTACAGAAGAGGAAAAGAAAAGGACTGTAGAGCTTCAACAGCAATTCCAAAAGGATGTTGAAGAGTATATCAATCAGGAGTTTGAGTTTGATTTTTCTTGGCAAGAAATGGCTCTTATCAAAGAGAGGCTTAAAAATTTCAATGGGTATCCTGAAGATTCTCAAAATGTGGATAGGTTTGTTCAGCTTTTTGATAAATTAGGGATTGAGGGATAATTATGGCTGTAAGAGCAAGCAGAAAGAATTTTCCTGATAGAGTGAAAGCAAGAAGAGAGTCAGCCAAAAAACGTCTTGAGGAGCGGCTGGCTCTCTCAGACTCTGATCTCATATCTAGCTCTAAGAGATTTAAAGGTAAAAAAGAATTCCCTGCTGAAGAGGTTAATGAGTTCAGGTCTGAGCTGAAGGAACAATTATCAATTCTTGAGGAAAGGATTAAGTGATGGAATGGGAATGGGGCTTTAAATTTAAGATTGGAAATATAGCTCTTTTGAGAAAGAAAGATAAATATGGTGGGGCCAAATGGGCTATTGGACTATATACAGATTCTTTAGGAGATGGTGACAAGTCTTGGAAAGTGACCAGATTTGAATGGGGTTCAATAAAATGAAAGAAGGAGATCCTCAAGGTCCATTAGGAGCTTTTTTTGGATTTGTCTTTTTTATGATTCTCCTGGGAGTTTTCATGTGGATAACTCTCTGGTCTCTTCAGACCTCCTGTGATGTCCTCCCTTGGGTTCCAGAAATATGTGGGGTTTCTCAATGAGTGAGAAAAGGCTCATAATTTATGGAAATCCCATTTTATTTAGTGAGTGGATGGAATGTAAGAAAAAGGCTGAATCTTTGGGACATCAAGTACAGAACATGGCTTCTATTATTCAGAATGAGATGAATATTCCAAAGAGCCAACTTACCGAATATAAGAAGCAATTGATGGATTTTCACTCTGACCTTGATCAGTTGAGAAAAGATGTTGATAATTTGTTTTCAAAGACACTTGAGGAAATAGTTTATTCTAATGAGTTCCCGTTTTGAGCAAGAAGCAAGAGGTATTGTACAGAATTCAGTTTCGTCACGACAAGCTTGGCATTATCCAGTTTTTTGCCAAGAGTCTGGACCTGTATTCAATACCCCTTATTCATGCTGAGGAAATTTGCCAAGATCCAACGGTGATCTCTAAATTTTTAAGAAAGGGTGAGTCTGTGAGGTTTAGCAATTTCTCAGGAACAAAAAAAGTGACTTTCCCTTATTATCAGCTTGTTTTGGCTGAGGAGCTTGAGCCTGTTCCCAATAATAATCTCAAGCCTATCAAGAAAGAAGAGGAGAATGGGTAGATGGATATAAGCCAATACATCTTTATTTTTGTTCTTAGTGTTTCGGGGCTTTATCTTATTTGCCTTCCTATAAAACATCGTTTAGGACTAATACCTAGTCCAGAATCCTTCCTTACCTTTCTGTTTCTCCTGCTCATCTTTTTTCTGTCAGCTCTTTTGCTTTTTCCGATCCGTAAAATTTAAAATTTCCGTTTTCCTAGTAGAGGGACTTTTCATATAAAGTCAGATTTTCTTGATATTATAATGCACTGCATAGGAATTGATATGAAAGCACCGAGTCTAAAAAACCTTGTTTTGGAGGCCAAGATCCCTGAGGAGGATTTAGATCAGATCCATACTATGGCTCAGGACGGTGCCGATCCTTCAGGAGCTATATCTCACCTTGGCAAGAAATTTAAAGTAAACCCACAGGAAGTTGAGAGCGCTTTTAAGAAGCGTTTTGGGAAGTCCCCTGGGGATATGGCCAAGGAAAACCAACCAGACGGTGATGATTGATTTTGAAGGGCTCATCCCTTGCTGAAGGTCAGTTGCTGCTGCCCCATTCTGAGGGCGCTGAGCCCTTTAAATTATGCCTAGCGTTATTAGGAGTTGTTAGTGTCAGACGCTAATAAGTCAGAACAATCTGTTAATGCCTTGGGGGCCATCCCCAAGGCAGGAATAGCTGTAGTTAAGGCAAAAAATGTCCAAAGGTCTCGAAGAAGGGCCAAGGAACTCCTTAAAAAGATGAGGAATGTAGGGGTTGAATGAATGCCAGGTATCAGGCTGCCATGAACATGGAGATTATTTCCCCGTACTTTTACTCAGAGAACTCGACGATGATCCCAATTCTAAGCATGTTGAAGAAACTGTCCTCTTTCAATTCTATTGCGTTCACCATATTAAAGACCTGACCTGGGAAGACATAGTAGATCCCCTGGTTTGGGAGGATATAAACAATGAAAGGCTCAGACACGACCTTGAGGTTTTCGACTCTAGCATTTGTGATTTTCAGTGGCGTAGTTCTCTTGATGAGTAGCGGGTGCGCATCAAAAAGGTTTGTGGTGGAGCCTATAGATGCCAAAATTCCTGAACTTAAGTTTGAGTATTGGAAGGATGGTTCCTGGCATCCAGCTCATGGCCATGCTGGGGCCTATTTCTCGGAATCTGATAAGAAAAAATTCCGAATTAAAACCCACAAAGAGGGTGGGGATTGCCAATTTGTCTATGTAGATGGGGATACCCATTTCACTAGGGAATGTGATGAAAAGAGTGAAATAACCCTGAATTTGGGCAAGTACAGGCAAAACAGTCCTGAGGTTATTGGTTTTTCAGTGACTATGGAAAATTCAGGAACTCAGCAGGGATACTTTTATCCTCTGATGAGAAATCAATATGAGCCCTTGCCAGTTAGTTTTAAATGCCCTTATTCTAAGAAAAATGGATCAATATCGGTATGTAGCAGACCTGCAACATATCGGTTTCTTTTTGATGTTAGTATAAAGTCTCAGGGGGAGGGGGATCTTCTCTTTACCAGGAAATGCAATGGTGAGGAGAAGATTTCTGAAACCCTTAATGTGAGTGGTCCAGAAACAAAAACCCTTTCCATTTCTTCAGATAAAGCTAATTTTTGTGTAGTTGGGCTGGCTTTAAGGCAAGGATCAACCCGAAAATCACAAAGGATCTATGTAAGATTTTATGATCCTGAGTACATTCCTCTTTCATCTCCAGAGATAACCAAGAAGGATGATGGGTTTAAGATATGCGCACCTGAGGATTATGAGCTTCTTAGTATTAACGGAAAGGATTATTCCAATTCTTTCTTTTCAGATTCTTGCAAGACAGTAGAGAGCAGCCATGTTGAGGTTCTTGTTTGGGATGATGTAGGGCGGCTCAGTCGGGTTGTGTCTTCCTTGAATGGCCGTAAAACTTCCTTGTACCTGAGCCGCATAAATAAGAATAGCACAACCAACTATTTCACTAAGTCCAGATATAGTTGGGGTTTTTATGAGGACTTATACAAATGGGGTTATCCTAAGCTGAGGGATTATTGTCCTAAAGAAAAGACGGAATGCATGAGAGATAAAGCTAAAGCTCTCATGGATAGTCCCACGGTTATTTCAGCCGTTGAGAGTTGGGATGGCTCCCTTTTAAAGGGGGACTAAAATGGAAATAAGAAATCTTGCAAGTCACTTAGCTTCCTACGGAGTAACTGTACGGGAGGCTGAAATTATTTTGGAGGTATCCAAGGGATTCACTAACAAGGAAGTTGCAAGCAAGCTTTTTGTCACAGAAAAAACCATCAAATTCCATCTGACAAATATATTTAAGAAGCTCTCTGTAAAAAGCAGAAGCCAATTGATTGTGGCTGTGAATCCTTTAATAAATAAGATTCAACAGTCTCAACCCCAGGAAAAAGAGGAAAAACCCAAAGAAGATCCAAGTTTTCCTTCAAACGTGCCAACTCTTCCAGGAGGGCATGAGGTTGATGTTTAGGGAGCCATTATGGGTGAAGCATTTTCTGAGATTATCAAAGAGCATGGGGTGGACATTGTTACATTTGGTGGGAACATACACCCTTATCTGGGGGCAGCTTTGGCTGTTTTACTTAGTATCGCTCTTGCTTATCTTGGCATTAGGGCCAAAAATAATAAGTTAAGAAAAGACATGGCCAAGGCAGCTAAGGATGTTCAAAAACAGACCTCAAAGGACCAGGACACGGCCAATTCAGTCAATAATGAGGTCGATAATTTCCTAGAAAAAGAGGAGAAAAATAAAAATGGACAGTAGGAAATGTCCTGTCTGTGGTGTCCTTGAGCGCCATGCCAGCAATTGCAGGCTTAAAAAAGCAATAGAATCTCATCAAGGAAAGCCACGGGAGCAAAGAAAACAAGCTCATTATCAGAGAGTTTTATCTTCCACGGGAAAGAACAAAAGAAAGAATACGCTCAAACAATTAAAAATCCAAAAGGAAAAGGAGAAGCGAAATGAACTCAAAGGCGAGCAACCTACTCAGCAAGATCAGTGATTCCAAGAATGAGCAAGATGAGCCCCCAGAGGTCACTCAACTGGCCAAGGATCTGATTGATACTCCCAGCTCGGACAGCAATGATGATCAGGGCCAATTTGTCCAGCTCTTAAAGGGCATGGCTTTTTCCAAAGATTCTAATTCTGATGAATTTATGAAGCGTCTCATGGACATGGTAAACCAGAAGAACTTTGGAGACCTTACTAAGAAGAGTCAATGAGGTATAGCTGCCCAAATTGCAAGGCTCTCAGGAAAGAGGAGAAGTTCCATAAGGAGATCAAAGTTCGGGATGTGATTTACGAGTGTGGGACTTACCTTAGGCTCTTTCTTTGGGAGAACAATCGCTACAAATGGAATATCAATTGCCAACCAATAGGAGAGGAAAATGAAAGCAAAAGATCTAAAAAACCTGGTCGATGAAGTCAAAACAGATGAGCAAGAATCTGGAGATATCATGAAGTTTAAGCAGGGAACTGAGTTTGAAGGCTTGGTTGCTCGTGTCTTGAAACGCAATGAAGACGGCACTGTGGATGTGTACGTAGGAAGCTCCTACAGGCAGGGTGTGTCTGCTGATGATCTTGAGCCAGCTAATGATTAATCTCCTGGATGGCCGAAATCACTCAGGAATTTTAAAAGTTAAAGCCCATTTTTGTTAACTTATGGGCTTTTTCTGTGGACTTGAAGGCTAGAAATAGGGACTTTTCTAGCAGGCCGAAATTACTCAGGAATTGAGGAGATCCAGGGATGGGATCAAAATCAAAGAGAATTCTGGAGATTCTGTCAGACAGAATTAAAGGGAAAGCTCCTAAGGGGGCTAGAAGGCATAAGGATTGGAAAAAGGTTAAAAAGAAGCATCTTAAGGAAAATCCTGAATGCGTTGTATGTGCTTCCAGGAAAAAGCTAACGGTTCATCACATAGTTCCTTTTCATTTGGCTCCAGACTTAGAATTAGAACCTTCCAATCTTATAACTCTTTGTGAGAAGGGACGTTATGGTTCTAGAAACTGTCACCTTCTTTGGGGACACAGAGGAGCTTGGCAAAGAACTAATCATACAGTAAGAGAAGATGTTTATCTTTGGAGGAGAAGGTTACAAGGATGGGAAGACCAAGATTAGATCTTAAAGGTAAAAAATTTAACAAGCTGATTGTTTTGGAATTTTCTCATTATAAGAACCGTTCTGCTTATTGGGATTGTTTATGTGATTGTGGAAATAAGAAAAAATTAAGAGGTGACAGAGTTAAAAAAGGGGAGGTCAAATCATGTGGCTGCCTTCCTTATGAATCATTTAAGCATGGACATGCAAAAAGGTCTTTAAAGAATAAATCATCCAGAACCTATTTATCCTGGTTACACATGAGAAGACGATGTTTGTCGAAAAATAATCCAGCTTTCGGTCAGTATGGGGGTCGTGGAATAAAAATCTGTGATCGCTGGAACAGTTTTGAGAATTTTGTGGAAGATATGGGTGAATGTCCTCCAGGAAAAACTCTTGATAGAATTGACACTAATAGTGATTACAAACCGTTGAATTGTCGATGGGCAACATCTAATCAGCAAGCAAGGAATAGACGTGGAAAAATTAAATCGACTTCTAGATTCAAGGGAGTAGTCAGGTGCAATGATAAATGGCGCTCCAGGATTAGAGTTAATAATAAGGAAATTCATCTTGGAGTCTATTCTGATGAGGTTCAGGCAGCCCGAGTTTATAATGAGAAGGCTTTTGAGGTTTGGGGGGAAGATGCCTATCAAAATCCAGTTTAAAAGGCTCAAGGATAAATGGAAACACAAGAACAAAGACAGTTAAGCAATACTTATAGAAAGTTAAAGACAATTTTCAAACAGGAAGAAAGGGAGTTTTGCCAACCACACTCCCTTCAAACGGATACAAACCACAACTGGCATCCCACGGAAACCGCATTCATAGAGGAATGCACTGATTGCAAAAGAAGAAGGTTTATTGACTAATGGCAAAGAAGAAACAACTCACTCCAGAACAGATAAGACCTCATCTTCCTGACTGTAGGGAATGCGGGGAGAATGAGTGGAATATCCAGGGTAAGAAAGCCTTTAAAATCACCTGTGAGTGGTGTGAGTATAAGCTCACCCAGCATGAAAGAAATAAGATCTATAAGGCCATAGAGGACCATGAGGAGTTCCAAGATCCAAACCCCAAGTCGCCTCAGGAAACCAAGGAAAAAGAGCAGGAAAGGGGCCTAGAGAACTCACAAGGCCCTGATCAGTCCACAGAAGAGGACACAGATAAAGAAAATCCCCATGATCTTGCTGATGAGGTGGAAAAGAAAATTAAGGGAAATTTCTTCAATACCCAAGCAACAGGAGAGATACCTGAAGAGGAGGATGAGGAGAAATTCCAGAACCTGTCCGAAAAGCAAAAAATGTTCTGCCAGGAGTACATCAAGGATTTCAACGGAACCAGGGCAGCCAAGGAAGCAGGATATTCAGAAGATACAGCGCGTCAGACAGCCTCAGAGAACCTGACAAAACCTGACATTATTCTCTACCTCCAGCACCTCAAAGAACAAAGAATGAATAGGCTCCAGCTTGAGCAAGATGATGTGATCCGTGATCTCCAAATCGTAAAGAACCGATCCATGCAAGCCTATCCTGTAAGAGATAGAGAGGGAGTCCCCACTGGACTGTGGACCTATGATGCCAATGCAGCCATCAAGGCAACAGAACTACTCGGAAAACACCTTGGGATGTTCATAACAAACAAGGTGGAGCATTCTGGAGAGAATGGTAAGCCCATCAGCATAACCAGTGATATTGAGGTTGAGGCATTATCCACCCAGCAATTGGAATCCCTCAAGGATATCCTGGAGACCTCGGAAAAATATCGTAAAGAGCAGGAAGAAAAAGAAGAAGATGAGAACACACCACTTCAGTAAGGGAGAAGAGCAATGCGTGTAAGGATAGCTAACAAATACAGGCAGGAAGTAAGAGACGTTCTTTCAGGGAACATGGATGATACCATTACCCGAGTAAAAAGAGATGGCCAGGGCCGTCCCCTCAAGGAAGAAAGTGGAAAGCCTATTGGGGAAAAAGTATCCCTGAACAATGGTCTAGGTTTTACTGAGGGCAAGGATTATTCCCTGGTTGAGCCTAAAGAAGAAGATGGCAATCACTTCTATCTCGATCTCCATAATGAGAGCATGTATAACGTCAAAGAGGTTTATGATCTCATTCGTCGGGGATCACGTGAGGCTAATGTGAGTGTTCAGTCCAGAAAGGACAGGGCTAAGGAGCAATTGGCTCAGCAACGCAAAGAAATGGGCATTGAGGAATAACAACCTAGGAGGAAAGCATGAGTGAGGAAGAATTGGAAGGCGAGCTTCAGGGCCAAGCTGAGGATCAGGATCTGGAAGAGGAGTCCCAGGATCAGCAAGAGTTAGAACAAGAGCAGGAGTCTCAGGAAGAAAATAAGGCTCCTCATTCTCGTGGTAAGAAGGATCAGTGCCTTGTTTACCTGGTCCCTAAATCCTACCTCCCCCAGATGAGGCATTGGAATGATCTTGGTGTTACCCATGAGGACATGGAACTCCAAGAAAAGGAAGATCACTATAAGGTGAGCCTGTACAACATGGGCCTTCTCCATGTTCATCAGATTGGGGACATCCTTCAGCGTGGTCACTCTCAGCAACTTGAGCAGGAAGCACGTAAGGAGCGTGAGGCAGAGAGAAAGAAGAAGTAGTGTGGTAGGGGAGTATATACTCCCCTATTCTCATTTTACCTCTTATGTATGAATAATCTATTCTCTTTCTGGACGTAAGTATCTGAAATCAGGAGGGGAATGGAATATACATACACAACCAGATGTATAGAATAAGATATACATGTCTAAGAATACGTGCAGAAAATGTAAGCATTTTAGAAAACACCGATTATCCTCTATGGATGGGTTCTGTCTGAACAGTGTGGGCAATAAACCAGTGAATTATTCTTTTTACTGTCCAATGTTCACTCATACTTTAGGTGCTACCGAAGGGAAGAAACATGGGAAGAGCCAAAAACCTAGTGCAGGAAATAAGTGGCAAGACCTCGATTTCCCAGATAATCCTGGACTTCCGAAAGGCTATCAAAGGGAAATTCAATAAGAGAACATCCAAGACAAATTTCACTGCTAAGGGTGCTGTTTTTGAATTTGATTATGAGGATGGTGTTCGCTACCGAGTAACTGTGGAGTCCCTGGAGAAAAAGAAATGAGTGATAAGTCAGATAATGTAAGACATCTCCCCTCTCTAGGAGATAATCCTAAAGGACTCATCCATAATGTCCAGCAGGAAGTGGATGATCTTGATGATGTGTTGGTGATTGGAAGGAAAAAGGATGGTGGGGTTAGTGTCTGGTCTACCCGTTCAGAGGCTTATTATTTTGGGGCCTGTCAGGCCATAATCCAAGACCTGACCTTGGCATCCTTTAATGGGGATATCGTCGATGAGTAAGGCTGACAGGCTTCTACAGCTTTGTGAGGTCCTAAGCCAGGAGGAGGTTGAGGACCAGGCTCAGGTTCTCATTTCCCTGCTCCGCAAAAGTGAGGACAAACTGGAGACAGCGGCTGAGTGGCTTAACTCCAAGGATTTCCAGGACAAGGACCGAAAGAAGATTGGCCAGGAGTATAAGAGTCTGGCCAAAAATCTTAGAGATCTGCCCAGTTGGGAAGACATTTTGAAAGAGGTAGCTAAGAAATGAAAAAGGCAGAAAAACTTTTAGGTCTGGTCAATGAATTGGCTGACAAGACTCTCCAGGATATAGCTAGCAAGGCTGGGGTATCTGTTGATCAAGTAAAGGACAAGGCTGATGAAATTGAAAAGGGCCTAAAGAAGAATATTGATCCAGATTCTGAGCCAAGGAAATTCTTTGCCATTCTCACATCTACTCTCAAGAAAGCCTTTAATGTGGGGGAATCTTTCTCTGAGGCTTATGGTTCTTATGAAGAGTTCAAAATGATTGAGGTCTCAGAGGGTGTTTTTCTCTCAGAAAAGGATCTAAGGAAAAAAGTCACTAAGGCAGTCAGGAATCTTAAGCTCAAAGCAGATCTTGGTGTTGTCAGACTCACAGAGATTATAACCAAAGAGCTTGGAATTAAAAAGCCAGCAGCCGAGAGAGCGGTGAAGATTATAATAGGGCAGCTTATACAACAAGGAGTATTGTAAATGAATAAGGCGCAGAAACTTAAGAGTTTGGTTAAAGAAAGATTCAAACATATAAAAGGGAAGTTTCCTGGAATGAGAAAGGAAGTTGAGTGGACCATTACTCCTGTCTCTAATACGGAAGATCATATAGTTACAATTCAGTCTGATAAAAGAATTGCTCGAATTGATTTAAAGAGTGGCAAGGCTATGCTTTCTAAAAGCGGAAGAACTACTTTTGTAGATTTGAACCCTGCCAGGGGAGCTAAGGAAGTCGATGTTCCCAAAGATATGATCAAAGAACTAGAAAAGATAGGTCCTCAAAAAGGCCCTACGAGACTTGTCTAAGGAGGTAATAAAATGAATAAGGCCAGTGTTCTAAAGGAAAAAGTCAATAAATTATCTGAGGCAAAGAAATTTGAGTTCTACGTGAACAAGGATGAGCGTGGAGAGTTTGAAGCAGATGTTCGCGATCAAAAAGGAAAAACAGTATGGGAAGGTGATACTGAGATGTTCAATGAGCTTATTGAAGATGGATTCATGAAAAATAAGGAGGATCTTGATGGTCTTGCTGAATATCTTATAGATAATAAGATCCTTCCCAAAGGTGCAGAATTAGTAAAAGCAAATTAAGGAGAACATTATGAGCAAGGCAAAACAATTGACAGAAAAGTTGGATGTGGATGAGAAGGTCAAAGAAGGTGATACTTTTAAAAAAGGGAATATGGAACTGTCTGTCCAGGAAGTATCAGCCAGTGGAGTGACCTTTGTGATCACGCAAGGCAAGACAACATCAAAGCCTCTTCAAATGGACAGTATTAAAGATTTTCAGGCTTTCCTTAAAGCCAATGATTTTAAGTAATCATTATTAACTTTTGGCATCTAAGAGTAACTGGCAATGGCAAAAAATGGAAAAACGAGATTCGTTCGATATAATAAGGAAGTCTCTAGCCAAGAGAAGGCTATTAGATTTTACCCAGCACACAAAGCCAAATTACAAAGCAAATTGGCACCATAAACTGATATGTGACAAGCTTGATAAGTTTATAGAAGGTAAGATCAAAAGACTGATGATCCTAATGCCTCCTAGGCACGGTAAACAAGTTTCTTTTGATACTCCTGTTTTTACTCCTTCGGGTTGGACAATCCATGGAGATCTTCAAGTTGGTGATGAGGTGTTTGGCCCTGATGGGAATCCTACTAAAGTGATAGCTTTAAGTGAGGAGTCTTATCAAGATATTGAGGTAGAATTATCTAATGGTCAGATTATTGAGTGCCATGAAAATCATGAGTGGTCCTTTTATGATAGGTCTCGTAGGGTTTGGAGAACTAAAGAGACAAATTGGTTTTTAAATAGGAAAGTTGTAAGTTCAGGAAGATGTATATTTCAACTTCCTAATATCAATCCTCTTTATTTTGCTGAAAAAAATCTTGAGGTTGATCCTTATTTTCTTGGAGTGTGGTTAGGAGATGGAACATCAATTAAGCCTACTCTGAATTTGTGCTCTGATGATGAGGGTTATATATTATCTGGAATCCCCTATAATTTTAGCTCTAGGGCTGTCCATAAAGATACAAAGGTCCCAAGTATAAATTATTATGGGGAAGTCAAAGATAATATTGAAAAATTAGGTCTTTTCGGGAATAAGCATATTCCAAAAGATTATTTATACTCATCTTTAGAACAGAGAGTTCAACTTTTGGCAGGTCTTATTGATTCAGATGGGCATGTTGAAAAAGAAGGAAGAGTTAGGTTTGTTAATACAAATAAGGATTTGATTGATGGAGTTTATGAGCTTCTCAGAACACTCGGACAAAGACCTTATCTTACTTCTCAGGAAGCTCATAGCAGTACAACTCTTCCTATAAATTCTGACAAAAAATGTTATGCAGTAGGTTTTCAGCCTACAATTGATATACCTACTAGGGTTCCAAGAAAAAAGATAAAGAGGATTGTAACTCAGAGAAGAGTTGGGATTAAAGATGTAAGGAGAGTTGATAAAAAGACTAAAGGAAATTGCATTCAAGTTGATAGGGAGGATGGTCTTTATTTAGTTGGGGAGAGTCTTATCCCCACACACAATTCAGAATTAGTTAGTAGGAGACTTCCTGCTTACATATTTGGGAAAAATCCAGATGCTCAGGTGATCTCAGCCACGTATGGAGCTGAGCTATCACAGAGATTGAATAGGGATGTTCAGAGGATTATTGATTCTGATCCTTATAGAGATTTGTTCCCAGAAACACAGCTTTCTTCCAAGAATGTAAAGACAACCTCAAAGATGAGTTATTTAAGAAACTCAGATATCTTTGAGATAGTAGGAAGAAAGGGAGTTTATCAGTGCGCTGGAGTTGGAGGCGCATTGACTGGTATGGGAGCCAATTATGTGTTGATTGATGATCCCTTTAAGAACCAGGAAGAGGCAGACTCCCCGACGATAAGAGAAAAAGTTTGGGATTTTTATTCCTCTGTTCTTTATACCAGGCTTGAAACCCAGCTCAGTGATGGAAGCGTAGTCAATAGTGATGGGGGAATTCTTCTTACTACAACCAGATGGCATGAGGATGATTTAGCTGGAAGGCTAATCACTCAAATGCATGAAGATCCTGAGAATGCTGATCAATGGGAGATCATCAATCTCCCAGCAATTATTGAAACTCAGGAGGAGGAAGAAAATTCTATTGATCCCAGGGTAATGGGAGAGGCTCTTTGGCCTGATAAATTTGATGAGAAAAAGCTTCACGTTATTAAGTCCACTCTTGGTTCCAGAAAGTGGGCTGCTCTTTATGAGGGAAGACCTGCTCCTGATAAGGGAGACATTGTAGAAAGAGAGTGGTGGCAATACTATACAGATCTTCCTGAAGAGCTTGATTTCAAGCTTATTTCTGTGGACTGTGCTTTTAAGGGAACCAAGAAATCAGACTTTGTAGCTATACAGGTCTGGGGCAAAAAAGGAGTTCACAAATATCTGATCCATCAGGTTCGAGCCAAGATGGGTTTCAATGCAACTGTGGAGGCTATCAGGCAAGTTAAATACAAATATCCTGATGCTATGGAAGTTCTTATTGAGGAAAAAGCCAACGGGGCGGCTGTTATAGAAAGTCTTAAGAGTGAGATTGAGGGAGTAACTGCCTTCAATCCTAAAGATTCTAAAGAGTCCAGGGCCAAGGCTAATGCTGTGGCTCCCCAGATTGAGGCTGGAAATGTTCATATTCCCGATCCCTCAGTTGCTTCTTGGGTTGGTGATTATGTTGAAGAGTGGGCTGTGTTCCCGAACAGTCAGAATGATGATCAGGTGGATGCCACATCTCAAGCTCTTATCAAGATGCATCAGACAGCCTATGAATGGGTTGATGTGGTTGATCATCTTGAGCAGGGAAAAGGCATTGAAGGTCTTCCTCCAGAAGTGGCTGAGCAACTTTGGCCTAATCATGCTGGATAATCATGAGCAATACTAGGTTTGAGCCGACAAATAAACTCAGAGTAGCTAAGTGGACAGAGCGGGTGAAAAGCAATGTTGATCCCATGAAACATCCAGTTGGCAAACCTATTCCTACAAAAATTGTGGAAAGACAGGCCATTCAGCAACTCTGGTATTGTGTGAAAACAGGCAAAGAAGAGTGGAGATTCCTGGAAGAAGTTAATCTAGAGGCATCAGAGGTTTGAATGAAGGTAAGAGTGGGAAACGAGATATATGATTCTGAGTACACGTATATTGCTATTCTCCTAAGTGATAAGGACAAAGATAATATATCAAGAATGCCTGAGGAAAATAATGTCTATTCTTCATTTCCAGAGGACATGGACTTGGATGAGGTAAGAAAGAGAAATAAAGAGCTGAAGAATGAATAGAGATTCCTATGGAATTATAGGCCAGATCAAAGGCCCCAATAATCCAATAGAGGTAGAAGGTGGAGATTCCGTCAATTGGGAAGGTCACTGGATCTATCTCAATAATGGCCGAGATCCAGGAGGTAAAATAGTCAAGACTACTTCCAGGTATGTGAGTTTTTTTGAGGTGGGCTTTGGGGCTTATGCAAGGCATCCCAAGAAAAGCCAAACCAAGCATGGTTTTGGGGCCTATTATAAAAATCCATGGCAGGGATGTATCTCCAGGGACCAGCTAAGAGGAATTCTGGCTGCCCTTATCTCAGGTGGGGAGTATTTGGCTATGCTGAGGCTTATTCTTCACCATGCCCTGAGAGGCTTCATATTTGCCTACAACACGATTGAAAATGGGGATGATCCCGACACAGCCCCCTGGAAGCTACCAGATCTCACAGGGCCTGACATTTGGGCTATGGAGCTACGGGGGTTTGGCCTGGCCAGTTGGCTCTTCTGGCCGATACTGTGTCTGCTCGATATCTACATGCTTTTTAATGCAGTGTTCCATAATCATAAGGAAACCCAGCATGTGATCAGTTTTTCTATCACCCTGCTTGTTTGTGTTGAGAATGTTCCCACCCCCACGAGCTTATTGGCTAAATATGTGATCGACAGGGATGAGCTATTATCAGAGCTTTATAAGTATTGGTGCAATTGGAGAGAAAGCTGTGAAATCTATCATGCTTATGAAAAGAGGTTGAATGCCCTATGAGCAAAGCTAATGATCTTAAGAACAAGGTAAAAGACATCAAGATGAAAGAAAAATCCACTGGGACCACTGGGGTTGGTGGATCGGAAGTCTCCCATACCCATGGGTATGTGATTGATGAAAATGGTAATGGGAAGACCACATCTACCTCAGAGGGAGAGGATCATATTCATCAGATCACTGAGTATGAGGTTCAGCCTGCACCTCCAGGCAATCATGTTCATCCTTTGGAGAAAAAGGATGATAATGGGGATGCAGGAAAGCCTATAAATCAGAGAGGTAAAAAGAAATGATCTCCCCGTGGTATCTTAGCATGGGCATTGCCACTCTTATGCTTGTGATGATGGATGCCTACACAAAGAAAAGTCCTGATGTGACAAATATTAGAGATCCATTTACTTTGATGAGGCTTGTTCCTTTTGCTCTTATCCTTGCCATTCTTGGTTGGCCTCTTATTTTAATGGAGATGGTAGTCAAGCATGTTGTCAGAAAACATTAAGACAGAAGAGGAAGACACATTCTATGATGTGGATGGCAAACTGGCCAAGAAATTGGATGGTCCCCCTAAGAATATGAAAAAATCCAAGGAGAAAAAGTTTGCCATGATCATTGGGGGAGATACAGCCGTTGTATTCACCTCCCCTTCGGATAAGGAAGCCAAGCAGGACACCAAGAATAGAGTTGAAAAGGATGATCTCAAGAATGCTGTCCTGGCTAGAAAGGTGGGAGATCTTCCTGATAGTGGTGAGGAGATTTTCCAAGCATTTATTTCTTTTGCAGATAAAGACAAAGAGGAAACCAAATCAGCTAAGCTAAAGAACCTAGTTCAAAACACAAGGAATCCTCTTCAGAATACTCCTTATCCATTTGATAAGAAGAAAAAGAGGAAGCGTTATGAAGAAAGCTAAAAAGCTCAAACAATCAGTTGAGAAAGCCTATGGGCCTGATTTTGATAATCTTAAGAAAAATCGTGTTGATCTCACCAATGCTGAGAGGGAAAAGATTATGAGATCTCATGCTTATTGGCATCACGGTAGAAAAGGAAGGGCAACTCCAGCTATATTCAAAGCAATGATTGGTGGGTGTCCCTATTATGTTCCCCATACTCACAGGGCTTACAGATGCCTTAGAACCTTAGATGGGGCTATCAACCAATTCCACAAATACATTAAACAGACAGCATAGGGATTGATATGATCTCTGAATACCATGAATATGCATTCAGTTACATTGAAAAGACAGCTCAATTGTACCCTCAAGTGAATTCTATTACTCTTTTGGACAGAGTTAGAAAGGCAGCCAAATGGGCTAATAAAAAGCATGGGGAAAGAAGAACTCCCTGTAGTGAGTGTGGAAAGAAAAAATACACTATAAGTGATCGGGTGGATCATCATATCTGTTTCGATTGCTATGTGGGACATGATACCCAGGAAATTATGATGCAAAATTGGGGAAGTCGGTAAATTTAAAATACAAACAAAAGGAGAATTAAAATGAGCCGAGCTGAGAAGCTTTTAAATGAAATGAAAATGGTTGAAAAGAAGTTAAAGGACAAGGATTTTCGCAATCCTCGTGATGCAGTTGAGATGGATGATTTCCAGAAGTTTGCCAAAGACAAGCTCAAGGATAAGCCTGAGGATCTTATCAGGAAAGGATTCTTTGAGAAAACCAAAGATGGTGAAATCATTCCTTCTAAGAAACTTGCTAAGGAAATGGCTAGTACAGGCAATTCTTTTGATGAGAAGGAAATTGATGGTTTGACTGATCAGTTAGAGTCAATGATCAGGGATGTTGCTAATAGTGTTATTAAGAAAGTTGCCAAGAAAAGAAATGTCAAACCTAAGGGGATAGAGGCTGAGGTCAAATTAAATGTTGATCCCAATTCCTTCCAGTCTCCTGCCAAAGTTGAGATTTATTATAAAGGGGAGGAAGAAGAGGTAGAAATTGGATTTGGTGCTCCTCCTTCTATGGATTTTGATGCAAAGGTTGATGAGTTTGAGGATATGGAATGGACTCTTCTTCTTGATTTTGAATCCCCATGGCATGAATCTGACGTGAGAGACAATTGGGAGCAGGTTGAGTTACTGAGAACATTGAATGAGCTTGGGGTTGATGATGATTCTGAAGAAAAGCTCAAGAAAGCTGTTAATGAGCTGATTGATTCTGCTGAGGAGTAATCATGAGCAAAGCAAAAAGAATTCTTTCAGAAATGGACATGGTGGAGCAGAGGCTGGAGAAGGAACTTCAGCCTCTCTTTGATGAGCTTGAGAATCAAAGCTTTGTTAAAGACATTGATAAGACTGATGGGACAGAGCTTGATGTGACTGTTGTCGATAAGCGGGGTAAAGCTGATGTTCTTACTCTGGCCTGGGATGATAAGAACAATGAATATGTCTGGTCAGATTTCAGCAAGGATACTCCTATCGGTAAGAAACCTGAAGATGCCATCAAGTGGCTCAAGAAAAAATTGAAGGTTAGGTAAATGTCTAAGGCAAAGAAGCTATTGGACAAAGTGGAAAACAATAATGAGGCTGTGGTCAAGGATGCTCTCAAAGTTATTAAGAAAGCCACTCCTGAGGAGCTTCTCCAGATCATGAGCCAATTAGAAAGAAGATTTGAGGATGATAAGGAACTTAATGGCCTTTCCAAGGTTATGAGTCAGATAATCAAAAAAGTTTCTAAGGCCAAGTTTGGATCAGTCAAGAAAGTATCGAATAAGTCCCTCATGGTTAAGTAAGGAGAGTGAAATGAGCAAAGCGAAAAGATTAATTGAGAAACTGGATATTGGTGAAAAGAAGCTTAAGGATTTTGTCAGTGATCTTGAGAAAAACATCAGAGATGTTAAAGAGTTTATCCCTCCTACAGAAGGTAAAAGAAAAGATGCCATCAGGTCCTTATCCAAATTGGCTGTAGATTCTGTTTTTGTTTTAGCTGAGGAATCGAATAAGTTGAGAAGTGATGATTTGGGAGATGATTCAGATAGATTTTTGGATAATCTGGAGGATTCTTTAAAGAGTATGGAATCCCAAATGAAACGAGTCAGAAGTAACTTGAAAAAGTTAAAGTAAGGAGAGTGAAATGAATAAAGCTAGACAAGTTTTGGAAAAAGCAAAGAAGTTTTCTGAGGCTGTGGATAAGCAAGCGGTCAAAGAACTCATTCTGTATGCAGATAATGATGGGGATCTTCATAAAAGACAGTTTGTTCCCATTCTTAAAAATCTCAAGAAGAAATGGGATAAAGGCCAATTTGATGAGAAGAAAGCAGTCAAAGCCTTTTTGAATTTTGCGGATGAGGCAGCCAAGAAATATGTCAAGGAACATGGTGCTCCTGGGGACAAGGTAAAAGATATCTTCCCCAAGAAGGTAAGAGAGGCTGCTGCTGAGGAATGGGCAGAGCGTTTTAAAGAACAAGTTGAAAACGACGATCTTCCTCTTTGAGGTCAGGCATGAATTTTAAAAAGATAACTCCAGATTTCATTCTTATTGGGGTAGCCATTCTGGCTCTTGTGATCACTGTATATGATCTCATGGCTCTTAATAATGGAGGGACAGAGGCTACCATTAGCCATGTGATTATGGTGTGGTCTTACAAATATCCTTTATTCACTTGGTTTGCTGGATTCATTCCAGGTGTATTGGTGGGGCATTTGTTTTGGAGAATTAGGGATAGTAAGAAAACAGACAAGTTAGGAAGGGAGATTCCGAAATGAGTAAGGCAAAGAAATTCCTTGAGAAAGTCAGTACAAACAAATCTGTCAATGAGGGTTCAATCCTTGAGTTCCCAGACATGGCTAAGGAAAATAAAGAGTTTAAGAAGCTCTTTAAAAAAGAAGAGGAAATTCAGAAAAAGAGAGAAGAGATATCTGACTCTCTTTTAAAAATGGAAGATCTTCTCAATGATGCCCAGAAGCAAGCAAATAAAATGAAAGAATCTGATTTTCCAGAAGGGCCTAAATCCGCTGAAGGTAAAGAGGGTTATATAGACAGAATTAAGTTTAAACTGAGAGACCTGGACAAAGCTATGGATTATCTCAGAGAGCAAGGATTGATGTAAGCAAACTCCAAAATAAGTTAAAGGATAAACAATGGCAAACACCGAAGAGCAAACTCAAAATCAATCATCAGGAGAGCAGGGAAATAGGATAGCTCTCAATGAAGAGCAGTTAAGGGTTCTTGAGCGTGTATTCCCTGGATTCTCTAATGATGATGCTAATGCTGACAGTATCCTGGAGAATCTTATTGTCGGCTTTAATGATCCCAACACTCTTTCTAATATGAGTGCTTCCAGTAGGAATTTTGATTCCTATCAGGTAGCGGCTGCCTATGCTGCTATCTACACCAAGTCTACTCGCTCTCGTTATGAGCTTATAAGGAAGGTGGAAGAGGCTAGAGATTTCTATTTGGTTGAGACCATTACTCAGCAATTCACTGAGGATGCTCTGAACCCAGAGACAGGAACTGGCAATATTCTCAATGTCAGTTCTAAAAATAAAAAGATTCAGCAGGAAATTGATCTGTTGGATGAGCGCTTTGATTTTGATCAGATGGCCCAGACCATCACTCCTGATATGATCCTTTACGGAGAGTACACTCTCAAGACTGAGGTCAACACTTATGATAAGGACAAGGGATCAGTAAAAAATAATCAGGATGGTCAGGAAAGAAAGCTCAGTGAAAAAAGCATTCATGAGCAGCAGATAGATAAGCTTAATAAGCAAAAGTCTGTTGATGAAAAAGAAGAGTCTAATGCTGGCCTGGTTAATATTCTTGATAATGTTGAGCAGGGATCAGTTATTGCTCTTGAAAAGGATGGCGGTATTGATGGTTATCTTGTGATCAATCATAAGGGAAGGCTTCAAAAAGCTGAGCCTGCTGATTTCATCAAGTTTGCTCTTCCCAGGACCAGAATACGTATTGATCTTCAGAATGAGGTCAGTGGTGTTGTTAGACATTTTGGGGGAAATCCTCAAAGAGAGTCTGTCAAAAAAGAACTTGCTAATGTCCCAAGATTTATTCGGGTTGGACGTTCTATTATTGCTCCCTTTCTATCTAAGATTAAAGAGCTTCAACTTCTAGAATCTCTTATCCCAGCAACCAAGATATCCAAGTTATCCAATGGAAATATAGTTGGTGTACAGCTTCCTGAGAATACTAAAGTTGAACAGGGGATGAATGTTGCCAATCGCCTTGAGCAGGTGATCAATAAAAAAGTCGGTGTTGATAAGGAAAAGGGTGAGCTTAATATTGAAAATATTATGGCAACTTCAGGCAGGACTAAATGTATTCCCATGTTTGGGGAGAAGGGCCGCCTTGAGAAACTCGATTTCAAATCTGAGGAGCCTGATGATCTGTTGAATGCTGTCAAGGAAATGAGAGAGACCATTCTTGACAGTGCAGGTATTCCTCATGAATTGGTTTTTAAATCTGAGGGGGATACTAAGAGTGAGATCCTTAAGCGTTATGCCAGATATCTAAGAAGGCTCAAGCAAATCCAAAAAGGTATTTGTGATGGTATCAAGCAAATGATCTATATCCACCTGGCCAATAAGGGAATTGAATTTGATCCAGAAGAAATCAGTGTTGAGTTTGAGAATAAGATTGTCGAGATCGACAACCTGGACACTCTTGAGTTCATGGATACCACGGTGGGAATGCTTGATAATCTCAAGAATTTCCTTGGGGAACTCAATGAGGAAGGATCTCCCTTAGAGGGCCGAGTGAATTCTGAATCCTTGGCTGATTTCCTTGAAGAGCAGCTTAGAATTGTGGGGCTCAATAAAGTTATTCTTCCCAGACAAAAACAAAAGGAAAATCCTCCTGATTATGAACCAGAATCCAAAAAAGAAAATGATCCATTAGGTCCAGAACCTGAAATATAAGGAGAGTAAAATGAGTCGAGCAAAGTCACTCCTGAATACATTCAATGAAGCCAGAATTGGTGACGATAAAACTCAGCATAATGATCGGTTTGCTGTCCTTGGGGGAGGTAATGCCTATCTTCCAACAGGAAAAAGGCAGACAGCCGAGAAGTTAACTGCTGGGGCTTACGTTCCTAAAATGAGCCCTCAAGGTGTTGTGTTTGAAAAGGCTCAGATCAACACTGATGAGATCCTTCGCTTTGAGGATGAAAGACAAAAGAAGGTTGTCAAAAGAGTAGAGAAGTTTTGGGAGCAGGGCCAACGCTATAATCAGTTTGGCTTTACTCATTCCTTCGGTCTTCTCATGGAAGGTCCCCCAGGCAGTGGAAAATGTCTGGGTAGAGGGACTCCTGTTCTCATGTACGATGGATCTACCAAGAAAGTAGAGGATGTAGTTGTAGGGGATAAATTGATGGGAGATGATTCTACTCCTAGAACTGTTAAATCAACTACTAGTGGATATGAGCAGATGTACAGGGTTGTTCCTGTAAAAGGTGATCCTTATGTAGTTAATGAATCTCATATCCTTAGCCTTAAGATGTCCTGCGCAGCAGGAGGAAAAGAAAAAGGTGAGAAGGTAGATATCTCTGTAAGAGAGTATATGGAAAGAAGTAATCATTTTAAGCATTATGCTAAAGGATATCGAGTAGGAGTCGACTTTGAAGAAAAAGAGGTTCCTCTAGATCCTTATTATCTTGGGATATGGCTAGGAGATGGAAACAATAAGGATCAGAGTATTTCCAACCCAGAGGAAGAAATTCTTGAGTATCTTTATTCTTTGGGTGAAGAAAGAGGGCTTCATGTATATGCTGATACTCAAGAAGGAAAATGTCCTTTAATAAAGCTAGTGAAAAAAGAAGGATTATATAATAACCTTCTTGATTCTTTGAGAGAACTTGAGCTTATTAACAATAAGCATATCCCCCATATTTATAAAGCCAATTCAAAAGAGAATAGACTTCAGCTTTTGGCTGGTTTATTGGACACAGATGGTTATTATTGTAATGGTTATTATGAAATAATGAGCAATAACTCAGTCTTGAAGGATGATATTCTTTATCTTGCAAAATCTCTTGGTTTTGCTGCCTACTATAAAGAAAAAGAGGCTAAGTTAGAAAATTGGGATGAGCCAAGGACCTATTATAGGATATCTATTTCAGGGCATGTTGATGAGATTCCATGTAAAGTGGAAAGGAAGCAAGCAGAGCCAAGAAAACAAAAGAAAGATGTTCTTTCTACGGGAATCACTTTAGAGAAGTTGGAAGTTGATGAGTATTTTGGTTTTGAGATTGATGGTAATAGGAGATTTCTCCTGGGGGATTTTACTGTTACTCACAATACCGTGATAGTAAAACAAGTTCTTGAGGATGCTATCAATCAAGATCATATTGCTCTCATTTGCAGGAATGTGGATGATTTGGCTGAAGGTCTTAATGCTCTAAGAGAGGTTGAGCCTGATCGCAAGATCCTTTGTGTGATGGAAGATATTGAAAACCTCATCAAGTTTGGGGATCAATCTCTCATTCAGCTCATGGATGGGGACAATAAGCAAGAGGGTGTGTTCTACCTGGGAACTACAAACCATCCTGAGAAGATCCATCCCCGTGTTAAAAGAAAAGGCAGGTTCTCAGAGACCATTCATGTTCCGTTTCCTCCCAAAGAGGGAAGACAAGCCTATCTCAAGAAAAAGCTTGGCCAGCATGAGGATGCCAAGGAAATCAATCGCATTGTGAAAGCCACAGAGGGCCTTAGTTTTGCCCACCTCAGGGACTACATCATTGGGACCTATTGTGAGGAGAGAAACTCGGATGAGGTTCTCAGCGAAATTAAGGACGTGTCAGTGGAGGAGCTTAAATCCCAGGGCCTTACCTATGATGAGTTTAAAGAAAAGCTTGAGGAGGCTCTTGGAGTCCAGAGCACCGCTTCATATAACCAGTCCTTGAATGAGGATACAGTCCGTACTCCTAGCGATAAAGCCAAGAGCAAATCTCAGCGCCGCCGAATGGAGAGAATGAAGAGCAAATATAAGAAGCAAAAGAGCGAGTCCAGGGCTTCTAAGCTCTTAGAGGAGATGGATGATTCTGGGTTCAGTCTGATTGATCCTGAAGAGATCAAAAAGGAATTCAGGCAGAAGATCAAGAACTTTGGCATTGAGGGAGTCAATGTTGAGGATGTCACTGTAGACATGGAAAATGATATCATTGTCAATTTCTCTGATGATGAGGGAGATGAACTCCTGGCCATTTTCCAACACAATGAAGAGGAAGCCTGGGTTCTTATTGTCGATGATGAGGAGGAAGCTGAAAATGAAGAGGGAGAAGCCATTATTGTGGATCTTAGTCCTCTTCCATTTGCCCTTAGGGATACCCCAATCGGTAAATATTTAGAGCTTGCCACTCTTGAATGGATGAATAAGTCCACTCTTGTTTCCATCCTAAGAGCTGGGGAGATCGGATATGATAAGCAGATCAAAGACTATAGCAATAGCTATGATGCTTATGGGAACCGAGTTGTAGCTCCAGCCGAAGCCAAAGTCAGTGAGGAAGATCTTAAGAAACATCTTCAGGAAAGTGGTGTTGATGAGCTTAAGAGAACAGTTGTCAGAGGAGGAAAGAGAGTCAAACTCCCTGTGGTGATAAAGAAGAAAAAGAAAAAGCTCACTGGTAAACAAAAGGCAGGCATCAGAAAAGGTGCAAGGAAAAGAAAAGCCAAGAAGGCTCAGATCCAGAGGAAGAGAAAGAAATCCCTGAAGAAAAGAAAGCAAATGGGCCTTAAAAAGGGAGGTCTTGGGACTCGAAGAAAGCTCAAAGGAAGATAATATGAATTATGGCAAGTGGTATGCCCAGGAAATGGACCGATTGGGTGATGAAATTGAGGATCAAGAAAACCATCGTAAGGATAGAGAGGAGACAGACATGAGTAAAGCCAAGGAACTGACAGAGAAATTCAATAAGGTAGATGAGAAGGACTTAAAGTCTGAGGATCTCAAGGAATTTGCTGATGCTATCAGTGAAACTATAGGCAAAGTTCAGAATTTTGTCGATGGGTATCAAAGAGTCAGAAAGAGACTCAATAAGGATATGCAGAAGGCAAAAGACAATGTTGATAATCTTGGCTCTGGAGAGTCTGATGAGAGTGTTCAGGAAGAGCTTCATGTTCTTGCCGATATGATGCAAGATTTCCTTGAAAGTATGGAGGAGCTTGCGAATGATAACAAAAAAGAAATGGAAAACGCTGTAAAGAAACTTAAATAGATAGGAGTTTGTACTATGTCAAAAGCAAAAGAATTGAAAGAGAAATTCGATAAAACCAAACAAGGTCAGTCTGTATCTGAGCAAGGGACCAGCCCTAATAATGTTGCTAAGACAAGAGATCAAGTTGCAAAGAGATTAGGTGCAGCTCAGAAAATTATGTCTAAGCCTGATCCTGAAAATTTAAAACAGATTGTACAGGGACATCTAGATGCTTTGGATGCTGTTAGGTCAGGTCTTGTTTCCATGTTTAAAAAAGAAGGAAATAAAGACATGCAAAAGGTAATAGATAAAGTTTCTGACTCAGAAAAAGAACTAAGAGACTTGGTTAAAAAAGAGGATTTTTTCTAATATGTCCAAGGCAAAAAACTTGCTTACTTTGGTCTCAGAGGCCAGTAAGCCAAAAATTGAAAAGCTCAAGTCCATTTGGGAGGGCTTAAGCTCTAGACAGAAAAAAGAGTTAATGGCCCTTTATGCTTTCTCCGAGTTCAATGAAGAGTTTGATCACCTATCTTCTTATCAGAAGGAAGTGATGATCAATAACCTAGAAGTAGCAGAATCATTTTCATCGAAGGAACACTAATGCTTATCACTGAAGACTCAGACCGTTGTTTTGTGATCAAAGATGGAAAGGCCATAGCCATATCCGAGACTCCAGAAGGTCTTGATAATGGGGGCCGTGATGATGTCTATGCCTATGTGGTGGATGATGAGGAAGAAACCTATGCTCGGATGTTTGAGGCAGATTCAGATGATCATGCCATAACAAAAGCCAAGCTCAGCATGTATGAGAATGGCAATCATCGAGCGTATGTTGGAAAATTCCTAGGTAAGACAGAAGCAGGACCTATATTCAGGGATATGAACCTGATATATGCTGACATGGATGAGGGAGTGAATGAAGAGCTTAAAGAGTCCACTTCCAGAAGGCTAGTTAGGCAGTCTGTCAGATATGGAACTCAGTTCATCACAGCCAATGAGCAAGAAAGACAAAATCTTATGGGGGCCATCACTCTCCTCAACCAAGCTCAGTCAGCTAATGAGGATTCTCAAGCCAAAAAGCTTCTCACTCTTTCCCGCCGCGTGGCCAAGGGATCAATTGATGAAAAATCTCTTAGGAAAATCACTGGGGAAAGTAAGGAGGAGTAGTTGGATTTATCCCTTGAGATGCTTTTCACAGTTTTGGCCCTATTTGTAGGGTTAGCTGGTCTTATTTGGAAGATGGTTGACTCCCTTATCCAGAGACAGGAGTCTGCTAAAAAGCGGATTATTGAATCTGAAAAGCAATCTAAAAAGGAAGCCTTGGATAGGGAACTTGATGCCAATAAGAGACTTGAGGAAGAAAAGGCCCAGATCCAAAAGGAACTTGAAAAGCAAAAGCAGCGCCATGTTGATCAGCTCATTCAGGGAATAAGGGAAGAAATATCCAAGCTGGACAAGAAACTAAGTCGTGTTCATGAGTCCTATATAGAGCTTAACACTAAGTTTGAGAGCAATGAGGACAAATATAATCAGGTCCTTACAGAGGTTCATGAGTTTTTTAAAACCACTAAAGCCAGATTCGACATGCTGGAAAAACAAGCCAGTAATCATGAGGCATCTATTGAAGACATAAAAACCAGGCTTATGGATATTGGAAATGATTTAGTGATTGTGAAAGATGCAGCCGATAAAGTGAGGTCAAGCAAAGGATGAAGTTTCACACCCTAGAAGATAAAAAAATGTTTCTCATTGAATGTGGGAGGTCCGACCTCCTGGATAAGATTAATGAGTCCTACGAGCCCTCCCAGGAACTTCAGGAACTATTCCTTAAGAAAAGAAGAAAGAAGATCCCCACTCTTAAGAACTTCAAAAAGTCTCAAGCCACATCCCAGCAGTGGAGGAAGAAACGCTTTAAGATGATGCGTGGCATTAAAGACTTTCATAAATCCACGTCGGGAAAGAGGTTTCACCGCGCCTTAGGTAGGTTCATTGCAACCAGGGATTTCAGAAGCAAGAGGTTTACCAGGGAGAACTATAATCTAGGAGAGGTGTGTGAGGTCCTCAAAGCCCTCTCAAGCGCTAAAACTCAATCCTACATAACCCTGGAGTATTATAAGCCAGCGGACAAACAAGCCGATTTTGAGCTTTTCATAGAGGAGATTGTTCCGATTATCGAACAGATTGAGAAAAGTCTAGTGGTCGGAAAGGAAATCAGTGAGGAGGAGCTTGATCTGCTGGTCAGGATAACTGATGAGAAGGTGATCCTAGACTACCTGGACAATAGTCAAGGAAGGTTCAATGCTCTTCATAGTTTCTGGGCTCACATGAATGAGATTGGTGATCCCAGTGAAATTGGTTTTTATCTTGATACTCTCAATTGCACCAAGCATTTGAATGAAGAGGGCAGGATTATATCCACGATTGCAGAAAGGACAGGCCACTCTTATCAGGAAGTGGAACGCTCTCATAACAGACATAAGGCCAATTTGGTTAAAGAGGGGATCAAAAAATACGAAAGTACGAATAATTCGTATTTTCCCCGATTATTTGACGGGATCAAAAAGGACCTTAAACTAGACTAAATTCCCGTTTAACTGTCTCAAAAATAGATTCAACTCGTAAAAATTTTTATTTCCGTTTTCCTAATAGAGGCATCTGTCTTTTTTATTCGAGCAAGGTCTAAGGAGAAAAGCGCATGGGTGATCCAGCTCAAGATTTAGGTCCTAATTCCAATGAGGTTTTGGGAGTATTTGAACCTGATGCTGGCTTCAGACTTGAAGAAGCAAATGGTGAAGTTGGGGGAAAGCATGTCTTAGGTCGAGTTAAGGGAACTTTCTTTGTTCCAGAAGGGGTTTCCCGCAATAACCGATACTACCCCAAGGAGTTATGGGAGAGGGTTGTCCAAGATCCCATGATCAAAAAGCGTCTTGAGGAAAGGCGCATGTTTGGGACCATCAGCCATGAGCAACCCTTGGATGATAAAGCTCTCCTTGATGGAAAGATCAGCCATATTATCACTGATCTTCAGATCAAGGAAGGAAAGCAGGGATACGGGGAAGCCTTAATACTCGACACCCCTGCTGGGAATATTCTCTATCGAGTTCTCCAGGCAGGAGCCAAGTTATTTGTCTCCTCTAGGGCCAATGGCCAATTCAAGGGAGAAGAAAGGGGAATACCTAAAGTTGATCCAGAAACATTTCAACTGAATACTTTTGATTTCGTTATGGACCCTGGTTTTGTTCAGGCTAATCCACAGATGGAAAGTCTTCAGGAAGCGTTGAATAAACTAAAGAAACTTGAGGAGACTATGGGACAGCAAAATAATAATCAACCAAATCAAGAAAACAATAAATCACAAGGAGATGAGCAAATGGGCCAACAGAATAATCAGGATCTTTTAGAAAAGCTCTCCAAGCAAAACAGTGACCTGGAGCAGCAACTCGACACTGCCACAAAAGAGGTTGAGCGTCTTAAGGAAGAGAACACCACTCTTACGGATGAGAACAATAACCTCAAAGAGGAAATGAAAAACCACAAGCAACTTACAGAGGAAGTTGAAAAATATCGAAAGCTTGGAACTCCTGAAGAGATTGAAGAGGCTTTTGAGTCCGCTGAAAAACTCCATGAGGATAATAAAAAGATCACTGAGGAACTTGGCTCTGCTGAGGAAATTGAGGAATCAATTGATGCAGCTACAAGCCTCATCGAAGAATACAAAGAGCTTGGCTCTCCCAGTGAGGTCAGTGAAGCTCTTGATGCAGCAGAAAAGACAATTGATGAGTATGCTGAATATGGAACTCCTGATGAAATCGGTCAGGTCTTTGAACGTGCTGAAAGCATGGTTGAAGAGAAAAAGCAAGAGAAGGAATCCAAAGAGGTTGCTCAGCTTGCTTCTGAAATTGGAGTTTCGGAAGAAAAAGTCCGAACTCTTTATGGAAAAGTCTCCAATGAAGAAATCAAGAAAGTTCTTGGGGAAGGCAAGAAAGACTCAGAGAAACCAGGAAAATCTGAGTCTCTTACTGAGCGCTTCAAGAAAAAAGGAACAAGTGAAAACAAAGATTCCAGTGAAGGTGAAGATGAAGGTGAAAAGAAAACTCCCTTCAATGAATCTGGAGTCAATCGCTTGTTAAAACGAACAGGTCCTGTCCGCAAGGAAGATCCTGTTGAGAGTCCTCGATAAAGGATTTCTTAGTTAGTTTGTGGTCTGGACTTCAGGGGCAAACTACGGGGAAACAAAAACAAACCAAACTGACTAAGGAGATTGCGAAAATGCAAGGTCAAATGAATGAAGATTCAAAATTACAGGCCATTGATAAAATGGCAGAACAATATTATGAGCGCTATCGAAACAACATGGACGCTCTTGAGCAGTCCTTGAACTGCTCCATCAAAAAAGATGGCCTCGATGCAAATGATGTTTTTGCATTGGGAAGCCAGCTCGAAAAGTTTGAAAACTTTGTCGAGATGTGTGAGGAAGTCGGTAACACAAACCTTCTTGGCACCCTTCCCAAAATCGGTATGGACGTGATCACAGCAGTACATGGTTCTTCCATTATTCCTGTTGTGGCTTCTGTTCAGCCTATTGAGGAAGAGTCTGGCTTGGTTTGGTTCAAGACTGTTCGCAGTGAAAACACTCGTGGTTCTCAGACAGCAGGCGATGTTGTCCGTGATCCTCGAACAGGCACTGTCTATCCTCAAGGCTATGCTTCGGGCCGAATTCAGAATGAGCAGGAAGCTACATCAGGTGCTCAGTTCACCTATAGTTTCACTCTCAGTTTTCCTCCGATCCGAAGTGAAAGTCTCCGTCTTGAGCTTTCTCAAAACTCAGATGTTTTTGCTCGTGATGTTGGCCCTCAGGGTGCTGACAAAAACATCGGGACATTGCTTGGAGCAGGTGTCAGCGGTACAGTGAATTACACAACTGGCCAAGTTGATGTTGAGTTCACTAGCGATCCTGGCGCTGGCAATATGGTTATGGAATATCAACAGAACTTTGAGCGTTCTTCTGATATTCCTCAGATCCAGAACTTCTTTGACTCAAAGCAAGTTCGCGCTCATCCGTACACATTGAAAGCCACATTCGGCATGATCCAAGACTTCACTATGAGAAAGCGTTTTGGCTTTTCTGCCCAAGACAGCTTGTCAGAAGATCTTGTCACTGAAATCAATAAGGAAGTTGGTGGAGATCTTATCCGCTTGATCGACGCGGTTAAGCTTGGCTCTGAGAACTTTGATGCCAGCGCACCTTCTGGTGTTTCCTTTTTCGAGCATAAGCAAACGTACAAAGACGTTCTTGCTCGGGCCACTACAAACCTCATTAACAATGCAGGTCGTGGTCAGATTTCAGTGCTCATTGCAGGCTTGGATCACACAGCCATTATCCAGACACTTCCTGGCTTCCAGCGTGTGTCTGATGGTTCTGCTCTTGGAACTCAAGTGATCGGAACCTTGGATGGTATGACAGTGGTTCAGGTGAAGGATACTAACCTTCTTGCAACCAATCGCGCATTGGCCATTTGGAAAGGTCCGACACCTTTTGAAGCACCTGCTGTCTGGTCTCCGTTTATGCCTCTTGCCACTACAGGAACTCTTCCTGAGTCTCCTAACCCGTTAGTTAGCATGAAAGCTGGAGCTGTTGTGGGTGCCGTTGAATCACTGGTTCCTCAGTTTGCCACTGAGATCACTATCAGTAACGCACCTTAAGGCATTCTTAGTATAAACCAATAATAATGGAGGGGAGATATCTCCCCTCCATTTCTTTGACTGAGCATCTAATAAACCTGGAGATTTTATTATGGCTTTTGAAATTATCAATAATTTTAAAGGAAGAAAGACAATCAAGGTAAGAAACCAAGAACCTCTTGTTTTCCCAAATCCTGGGGATTCCCTCAAATTCAACTCTTTTAGTGAATATTTACCCTATCGTGACATGATCATTGCCGAGATTCAGAGGAATCATCTGAAGTGGAAAGGTGAGCCTTTTGAAGAGGATACTCTTCCACCCAAGCAAGGCAAAATTAACAGCAAGGATGAAATATCCCCTAAAGGGGTTGAGTACAATTGGACATCTGTCCAAGAGACTCAAAAAGGAGAGGCTACAGTTCAAGAGCTTAATGGAGAGCAAAGAACTCTTATGGAGGAAGATTCTCCTCAATCTCAGGAGCAGCAGCCACAACCTTCTGAGGCCATTCAGAAATTGGCTAATGCTCAGCCTAGTGAGGATGATGAGGTGGATACAACTCCTGTTCATGAAAAAGTGAAAGAGCTTACTGAAGAAGAGAAATCTTCTCAGCCTTCTGGAGAGGAAAAGGAAGCTAGTCAACCCCAGACAAAGAAGAAAAAGAAAAAGAAAGCAAAGGCATCCAAAAAGGCTTCTAAAAAGAAAACAGCTAAGAAAAAAGCCTCCACTAAACAATCATCGGATGAGGCTTCCTCTGGAGATTTAGGGGCTAAAAAAGAACAGTTGGCTCAATTGACTGAAAAGCTCAAGACCACTCCCAGAGATCAGATGGAAAGAAGGACAAAGCTTAAGAGCCAAATGAAAGAGATCAAAAAGGAAATTGCTCAGTTAGAAGGCTAATTCATGGACATTAGGGAAATGTTTCAAAAGGTTCTGATCCAGTCAGGTCAGTTCCTTTTTACGACTGAAAACATTGAAATGAAGCCAGAGCAATTTGCTCATCTTGTAAGGCAGTGTGTTGCTACATACAATCGGTACAGTCCAGAAGTAAGAAAGCTATGGATTCCTCAGTTGGAATTGTCCAGGCAATACACCTTTCAGGATGCTCCAAGAAATGCTGATGGAACTCTTCAAAGTCTGGATGATCTTGGGGTTCCTGATTGGATCTCAGATGCAACACCTGTCAAATTCAGTGGGACGCTTCCTTTTCTTTTGAGGGAAGAATATCAAGTTAATCCTGAGCTTCAGATTAAGGAAACTCTTCCCTTTCAATACAGGAAGCCCACACTCACTGTGTCTGTGTCGGCCAAGTATGAGGTCACTGCTGTTTATTATCATAAGGTTCTTAAGATCTCATCCACACAGACAACCCATGAGAAGTATGTGGTGGAGACTATTGATGATTCTGACGAGTTCTTTTTTGATCTCCTCACTGCCAGGTTTATGAAATCTACTGGAAGGTCCAGAAGAGCCTTCACGATTGAGGATCTTCCCATATCTGTTGAGGGTGATCTTTTTATTCAAGAGGGCAAAGACATGGAGGAGCAGGCTCTCATTGGAATGCAGGAGAACGCATCCATAGAACTTGCAATGTAGGTGATAAATGCCAGTAAAACAGGGCTTAGTTTTAAGAGAACTCAAAAGATTCAGAAAGGGTGCCCCTGGCAAGTATCCCTCCAAGCTCAAACTTTCCAAATTTGAGGAGAGTAATGCCAGAGGTATTAACTCTGTCACCTTCAGAGGAGTTGTAACAGGAGAGGAAGCCAGAGAAGCAGGAGGCGGGGGAAAGAGAAAGCAAAAATACCGCGTTGCTGTTCAATTTTTTGAGGTCAAGTTTAGTGAATCCAAGTCTAAGTTCTTTTCTGTTCCAGCTAGGATTCAGGGAAATCTTTTTTACAGACAGGTTCCTGACCTCAAAGAAAATTCTGTGAAAATGAAGTGCAGTTGTCCAGATTTTAGGTTCCGCTTTGAAAAAGAACTATTTGATAATAAAGGATTAATTGGAAGATTCAGGAAATACACAAGAAAAACACCGCCTCCTCCAGAGGGTTTTCCTTATGCTAACCCAGAGGAACTTATGGGTTATTGTAAACACATTCACTCTTTTTTAACTAGGCTTAAGAACACAAAACGAATTAAGGGATAGGGAGGAAACAAAATGAGCCGAGCCAAACAATTATGCGAAAAGCTTTCTGGAAAAGATGAAAGTCAGAATACTCTTGATGAGGGAATGCGCGAGACTATTAAGACCATGAATTCCAAGCAAATGGCTGAAGCTTCAAGAGTAATGCAAGAGCGCATTGATGAAATTCTTGATCCTAAGGGACAACCTCCTTTTCCTGCTGGTCCCAAGTCAGTAGAGAAGATGCAAACAGCTAAAGAAAAGCTGGACTATGCTGACAAAATGCTTCGCAAAGTCCGTGAAAGATACGACGGTAAGAAGAAATAATTATGTCTCGATCAATCCTGGAAGTATTTGAAAAACAAGAACAAGATAATAATCGTCGTTATCTTGAATATTTGATGGCCTACTATTCTTCCAGGATTATGGTCTTCCAGAGGATTCAAAACCGAAACAGCAAGGTTTATGGTGATGCTTCTGGATCAGTTTCTAGGGAGCCTCTTGAGGAGATAGAGGGTATTGTTCTTTCAGATGATATGGTCCCTGTTTCCACATTTTCGGCTGGTACATTTGAGGGAGGAGTAATCCTTACCAGGAATGAGCAGCCAAACTTAGTTGGGAATGATATTCAGATCATAAGGGATGATTCCAAAGAACGCTTTTTCCATGTTCATTCTAGAGAGGCTCATGGATTTACCACTGAAACTTTTGTGAAATACAGGATTGCTTCAACGGAACCACATGAAGGCTCGTAAACTAAAAGAAACAGTGAAACAGGCAAGAAAAGCTCTTGATGAAATGAATCTTCAAGATGCAGCCGAAGTTATTAGTAGACAGATTAATAATTCTGGTAAATATGAGTCTATTGCCAGGAAGTCGAGAGTTTATCTTTCTATGCCTGTGGATACTAAAATGAGAGCCTTCATTAAGGAAATAGCTATGGATGTTGGTGTTGAGGTTGAATACCTGGACAAGGGGAAGATCATCGAAGTGAAACCTCCAGAGATCGCTTAATATGCCTGAGAATATTGCAGGGAGTCTCAAACAAGTTAAATCCTCCGCTGTTTTTCCTCTGGAAATTCTTATGGAGGAATTTAAGAATGAGATTCCCTATGTACGTGTTGTCTATGATGAACAGCTTGAATATGAGTCTGTGATCACAAAACTGAGAAATGATGAGGCATTCACTACTCAAGGTCTCAGTCAGATTCCTGTAGTGGCATACAATCGGAGTGTTCTCAGACATGCCCAAGATGCAGGGCCAGGAAGAAGGGCAGGAAGAATTCTGTCTAAAGGTCCAAAGCAGGGAGATCCCAATTCTCAGCTTATATATAGGTGGGTTCATGGGGAGTTTGATCTTAATTTTCGGTTTTTTACAACCAACATGGATCAATTGGAAAACTTTGAGATCTCTTATTTGGGTGAGGAAGGAATATCGGGGATTAGAAATTTAGACGTTAATATCCCAGATATTGGAGATTTTACTTGGTTTGTTCATCCCAGGGAATTGACAGAGAAAGTTATCCAAATTGAACAGGCTTACCATAAGGTAGTTGAGGGTAGCCTGGTTGTTAGAGGCAACTACTTTATTCTTAGGAATGAGGCTAAAAAGATTCTCACTGTTAATGCCAAGATTAACAATGAAGGTGGGACAGTTACTCATTCTGATTTACAAGTAAATGCATAATATCCAAGGAGGCATTGACATGGCTAAAAACAAACGAATCAAAACCTATGAGCCAAAAGGTGAAAGAGTTGAGGTAAAAGACAGCAGACATCAATATGTTCAGTACAGTGGTGAGATGCCTAAGGTGGAAGAAAAGAGAAACCCAGCCACTGTTATTAACAGATTTCCACATCCAATGACTCTTAGTTATGAGGGAAATGCAATGATCTTGCCTCCTAGAAGCCGAAATAAAATTGCCGATTCAGAGAAATTAGGACACATCCCCAAGGGAATTATGCTTGTAAGGGACAAAAAGTAATCAAACTTCAAACTTAATTTAAGGAGATCATTATGCCATCAGCAAACGCTAGTATTTCTGAAATTGATCTGTCCACAAGAGTTCCCTCATTTCCTGGGGCTTTTGGTGGAATCGTTATCCCAGCGGTTAAAGGACCAGTCAATCAACCTGTACTCGTGACAAGTCAATCTCAGCTATTATCCATTTTCACTCCTGATGAAAAAGTGGAAGTTGGATTTGATTTGGCCTATTTCTCAGCTATGGCTTATTTGGAAAAGTCAGATAAGCTTTGGGCTGTACGAGCAGCCAAGGATGCCATCTTTGGTGGAGCCCTCATAAGGGAAGAAGGATCATCCAATGATAATAGCCCTCTTCCCTCAAGTGCAGATCTCACTGATCCTGAAGGGTTTACCTTTGACAGCTTACCTGATCAGCCAGGAGTTGCAGAGGTCACTGAGTATGATTGGACTGGTCTTTCTGGATCAGATTTCGATGTTTCTGGGAGCGGCCTATCATTCCAGTTTTGGGATGGTGGAGATAATCCGCATTATATCTGGGTGAATGTTACAGATGGTGCCAATTCACAGAGTGATCCAGGTCTCTCAGGTACAGCTCATCAGCTAGATGTACTGGCTGCTGATGCCGCTACGGATCTTGCATCCAAGCATCAGGCATTGGTTGATGGTCTTACTGAGTTCAGTGCATCAGTATCTTCTACAGTGGTTACAGTCACTAATGCCACTGAAGGTGATGCCACAGATGCTACTGATGTGGACTCTGGAGTTTCTATCACCATCACCACTCAGGGACAGGATGAGATTGATAACCAAGACGAACTCATCCTTATCCATGGAAGCTCTCCTGGGGCTTTTGCCAATGATATCAGAATCACTATCACTAATTTCACCGATGATGAAACCAGGGTTGCTATTGAGGGATCATTCATCATTGATGTGTATAAGGCAAGCAACACCAATGATCCAATTGAGTCCCACAGGGTGAGCCGTATTCCTGGCCTACAGGATGGCCGTGGAAGAAATCTTTACATTGAGGATGTTCTCCAGGCATCTAATTACATCAGGGCTCAGGATAATCAGGCTGTTGATGAGAATGTTCTTCCTCAATCACAGCAAACTCCTCTGGCTTTGGCTGACGGGGACAATGGAACGGCTGTTACAGATGCTGAATTCATCACAGCAGCTCAGGCTCTCAGCAATCCTGATGATATCTTTACCACTCTTCTTATGGATGGTGGACATGCTACATCAGCCTACGCATTGGAGTTGACCTCCATTGCAGAGAACAGGAAAGATTCTGTAGCTCTTCTTTCCACTCCATTTGCTGCTGAGGCATCATCTTCATACATCACTGACCTTTTGGAATACAGAAACACTGATCTTAATATCAATTCATCCTATGCGGCTCTTTATACTCCGCACGTTAGGATTTTTGACCGCTTCAATAGCAGGAACTTGTTTGTTTCTCCAGAAGGTTATGCAGCAGGGGTTATCTCTGAAACAGCAGCTAATGAGGAGATCTGGTTTCCTCCCGCAGGATTCAAGAGAGGAATCCTCAATGTCCTGGATCTTAAGCGTAGGTTCACTAAGGGAGAAATGGACACGCTTTATGATAATGGCATCAACCCTCTCAGGTTTGCTCCTGGCCGTGGAATTGCCATTTGGGGACAGAAAACGCTTCTTTCTAGGCCCTCAGCATTGGATAGGCTTAATGTTCGCTTGATGCTTATCACAGTGGAGCCAGCCATTAAGGAAGCTATGGAAGATTTCCTTTTTGAGCTGAATGATTCTGCAACCAGAGGGCTTGCTGTAGCTGTTATTAGCGGTGCTTTGGATCGAATCCAAGCAAGACGTGGAATCACTGAGTATCGGGTTGTGTCTGATGCTTCTAACAACTCTCCTCAGGATATTGATAATCACATTATGAATGTGGATGTATTTGTAAGGCCAACACCTTCACTTGAGTTCATCCCAGTCAGAATGATTATCACTCCTCAAAGTCTTAGCTTTGAGCTTGCTGCTCAAGCTGTTTAATTGAACTGAATTTTAAGGGAGGAAAATAATGCCAAAGCCTACGTTGGATCAGATTAGGGGAGTTGGGGACTTTCAACAGGTACACAGATGGAATTTGAGGTTTGCCTCATTTCCCGTTCTCGGGTTTGGGGCAGCCCCCATTGCTGAGGCCCTGAATGTTAGATGTGAGTCAGCCACTGTCCCCAAGCAAACAGTCCAGTCAATTGAGATTGATATCAGGGGCCATAAGGTCAAACAGCCAGGAATTTCCAATTATGATAATACCTGGACTTTAACTTTTGTCGAAACTGTCGATACACTGGTAAGAACCTTCTTTAAGGGATGGAGAGAATCCATCTGGCAGACCAGAACAGGCATATCGGCAAACAAAGAAGACCTGGAAGCTACAGTAATCCTGGAGCAGCTCAATAATCAAGATGATGCTATTTGGCAGTACACTGTATTTGGTGTCTATCTTGAGGATTCAGACTTTGGGACATTGGATGGGGCAACATCAGACGCTCAAAGGCCCTCATTTACCCTAAGTTATGATTTCTTTGATGATGTTCCTTTAGGAGCTTAATTGGCTAAGTTTCTCGACCTGGACAGCACAATAGATAAGGCTCTTGGCCTTGATGAGTTTGGCATTGGCCAGCTCAGATCTATTGAATTTGGTAAAAAGTATCTGTGGGATATTAGGTTCAACACTGATGATCTTCCTGAGAGGATCAATCATAATCTGCCTAAAAAATTCCAGGGATTTTTTCCTGCTTCCGATGTTGAGGAAAATAGAGCCAATCTTGAAAACTTCTCTTTTGAGGTTTTTATGAATTCCTACCAGGTTCCTAGAAAGAGCCAGGCTAAGGAAATAACAATCACTTTCTTTGATGATATTAAAAATGGTCTCCTTCAGTGGTTTGATGATTGGATTAATGTCCATATATTAAATAATGGGCAGTTCCTTTCCCCACTGGAGGATTGTGTAAGACTGGTAGACATACGCAAACTTAATAACAGACGCGAAATACAAACAAGAAACTCATACTGGGTTATCCCTCAAGGGCCAGTAACCTATGCAGGAACAAGTAGTTCCGAAGCTCAATCATATTCCCTCAGCTTTGTAGTTGTGGGAGAAGTAGATCAGGAAGGTCAGGGTAATAATACCCGTGATCAACTAATAAAATCCTTTGGAAGACAAGCCATATCTGGAGGTGTGGGAACAGTCTTTAGGGGAGTTTCTTCAAATATTTGATGTGTCTGTTATTAAGGAGAGGCAATGGCATTTTCACCTGAACAAGAGCAGTTAGAAAAAAACATACCTGATTATACCCCTCAAAAAACTGATCAAGAAAGCAAGACTTCCCAATTCTCAGGATTCCTTCCTGAAATTTCCATGAAAATGGAAAACTTGCCTTCCCAGGGGAAAGCATATCCTCAGGGAGCTACGGTCAAATACCGTCCTTACCAGTACGGGGAAGTCAAAAAGATCAATCAATCCAACCTTACTCCCATTGAACAGTTTAAAGTGATCCTGGAAGGGATAGAGACAAATTTTGATAAGTATCAATTGTCTCTTGAGGACGCAATGTACATTGCCATCCTACGCAAGATATCCACTATTAATGATTCCAAAGTTCTTATTAAGTACAGATGCAATCATTGTGATAAGGTTGGAGAATTTGAGATGCCCACAAAGGAGATTGAATTCTATGATCTCCAGGTTCCTTCTCTTCCTATGAAAGCTAACTTTAGTTTTGGACAGTTGGATTTCTCACTATTTACTGTACAGGATTTTATAGATCTACAGGAAATGGGTGATGATTATGATAAGGACATGGCCTACATGGCAAAATGCTGTGTGAATAAGTCCTTTGATGCAGCCTACAATCTTATATATAAGATGCAGCAAAGACAGGACATAGCAATTCTTGAAAAAATTGATTCTTATCTTAGGCATGGGATCAAGCCTGTAGAGCATACTTGTCAGAATAAGTACACCGATAAGAAAGGTGAGGAAAAGACCTGTGGAAGAAAGGTCAGTGTTGGGCTTGATGGAGGGCAAGCCATCATACTTCCCTTTCGTAAAGATCAAGTCGATGTTGAAAGCAATATCAGCTTTGGCAATTAAAGGTGTTGTCGATGCATGGAATGTCAATTTCATGGATTTTGCTGAAGTCAAGATGATTATTGATGAGTATGAAAATTATGTTCAAAAAGCTCAGGAACAAGCTCAAAGAAATAGGATGAAAAAGAACTAATGGCCAATGGAAGAGCCCAGCTAAACAATTCACAGTCACTTAGGCAAAGAGCCTCTGGCTTCATAGGGGCAGGCAATCCCCATGGAGGAATGGATACCAGTGAATTGACTGATCAGCTATCCACTACCAGTACGCAATTGAAATTCCAGAGGAAGCTCATTAGCCAAAATACTGAGGCTTTGAAGTCTCTAGCTAATAGTAACTCTGAGGTTTCTGAAGCTATTAAGGAAAATCTCAATGAGGAAACCTTTTCTCAGCTATCTAATGTAGCTGATAAGATTGTGGCTGGTCAGAGGGTGACTGCTGAGCAGGGAGAATTCTTTGTTAATAACATCAAAGAAGTAACCAGCGCTCTTCAAAACAGTGGTGTGGAATTTGAAGCCAATCTCAGTGATGTTGTCGGCTCATTTAAGGAGATGATGAACAATGAGCAGGCAAGTCTTGAGACAAGAAATGAGGCCCTTCAGTCTCTAGTGTCAGGCTTAGATCAGCAATTTGCCGATGGAGAGCAGCCAGAGGTTTTACAAGACCTCAAATCCCTTTCTGAAAAGGAATTGGAGTTCTCAGACAGGCAAACAGACAGACTTAACCAACTTCTTGATGATCTGGCCGACAACACAACAGATGTAAAACTCTTAGGGACTCTCCAAAGACTGGAGAACCAGTTTGATATGCTGGTTACGACAAATCAGGAAATCGAGAGAGCCCTTGAATCCCAGGCAGGACCAGGCGGGGAAGAATTAGGGGAAAAGCTTCAAGAGGGCCTTGAGGAAGCTGTAGATCCAGGATTCTTTGAGACTATGCTTGGTGGGGGAACTCTTCTCGGAGGACTCCTTGGAAGAGGACGTGGTGCAGGAGCAGCCGCTGGAACTGCTGCTAGAGCTGCTGGGGCTGCCCGTGGTGGAGGACTTCTCGGAGGACTCGGCGGGGCAGCCAGAACCCTTGGAAGGGGGGCCAAAATTGCAGGAAAGGCCAGTGGTGTTTTAGCCCTTGTTATGGGGGCTATTGATTTTGTCCAGGGATTTTCCAATGCAGCCGAGATTGCAGGAATTGAAGATCCCGATGATCTCAAGCTCAGTGACAAGATACAGGCTGGCTTTGCTTCAGCTATCTCAGGTCTTACTTTTGGGTTGGTTGATTCTCAGACAGTTTTTGAACAGATAGATAGGGGTATCAATTTTCTCTTTGGAGAAGGAGATGGACTTCTTCCTAATAGTGCAGAGGCTCTCCAGAAAATACTCTCAGCCAATCCTATTGGATTTGTTATATCGAATTTTGACCGTCTTAAGGAGATGTTCTCTAAACTTTTTGGTGGAGAGGGAAGTTTTACTGAAAGACTTGGGACTTTTGCTGAAGATTTTGGTGTTCTTGTAGGAGAAGCCATTAAAGATTTATTTGAAGGTCTTCAGACACTCACCCAGGACTTATCTGATCTTGCTCCCAAAGTTGGACAGGCTCTTGGAAAAGGCATTCAAATGCTTGGAAGTCTTCTTATTGAGGGAGTTCAGAATCTTTTCACTGTGGAAAATATCAAGGCAGCTATAAGTGGGGTTCTCAGTATTGGTGACCTCATAACAGACATAGGATCAATTTTTACCAGATTCCTTAGTGGTGTTTTTGAGGGAATACTGGGAGAAGGAAATATGGCTTCCATGGTTCTTGATATGCTTGCCAATGCCCAAGACAAAATATTTGAAGGTCTTCAGGCAAGCGTTGAAGATTTCAGTCTTGATAAAGCCAGAAAGGCCATGATTGGTGGATTGAAAGATGTAGTTCGGGGAGTTGTCCCTTCAATGGGGATAGGTCTTGAAGACAAAGTTGTTAATGCCCTCTTTGGAGAAGAAACAGGAAGTGAGGGGGAGACAGTCCCTGGGGAAGAACAGCAAACTCCAACTCCTGTAGCAGGTGGGGCAGCAGGAGAAGCTACAGGAATTGGGGAATTAATACCTAATCTTTTTCAGCAGGAGACAACAGCCCAGACTGAGGCCACACAAAATCAAGCTGAGGGTGGAGGTCAGCAGCAACAGCCTGTAGCCATCCCCATGGCAGGCGGAGGACAGCAAAAACAAAAGACACCTCCAGCATCAAGAGAAACCAATGTGGATGATCTCTCCTTGTCTCTTCTTAACGTAGGAGCATTGGATTAATGGGTAAGATTGATTTTGAGCAACTAATAAATAATCAAAATGCAAGAGTTGTTATTGATATTGGCAGAGGAGGAGGAAGACCTATTGTAGGCTTCATGCAAAGTGAAATCTCTGTTAATGGAAGCAATGAGTTTAATACCTTATTTGATACTTCCACCCAGGAATCCATAACAACTCTTACAAATAAGGCAAGACAGATTGCCCAGTCTGGAAGAGTTCAGCAATTTATTCAGGACAGCCCTGCTCAGGTTGAAGACTTAAGAAACGTATCTCTTATTAACGTGGCTCAGACAATTCAGGAATGGACAGCCAGCACTAGGCCAACATTTAGCATAAATATTTTATTCATAGCTATAAGAAATGGGGATGATGTAAGGGTTCCTGCTACAAAACTTCTAAGTACAGTTTATCCAAACAAAACAACAGGTGGGTTTCTCTCGGCTCCCAATAATTTAACTCCCACGGCTCCAAACAGACCTGGAGTAGGAGCCGTTGAGATAGGAAAATGGTTCAGAGCCCCTGGGATCATATTTAAAGAAGTCAATAATACCTTCTCTAATCAAGTTATAAGACTAGATTCTGAGGGATCTGATACAGCTCCTCTTTATTGTATATCAACTATTCAATTTCAGCCGTTCAGGCAACCAACATTCTCTGAGATTTCCAAATACCTTAAACAAACTCCTTCTAATGTATTTGGGAACAGTCTTTATGAAAAAGACAAGACAGGAGAAACAAGGGCTCAAAGGGCTGTCAATCAGGAAGCTGGTTCTGGTTCAGTTTCAGGAAACTTGACGGGATAAATTATGTCTCAGTTTTTTATCAATACAGACATTGATACAGAAAAAAGATATGATCCAGCCAAGTTCATGAGGTTTGAGTTTAATGCGTATGATCCTCTTTCCTCAAATTTGTTTTTAGTTATAAAGAGTGTTCAGAAGAATGGAGAAATTGTCGTACAAGGTGAGGAAGGAAGGCCCGATCTTTTAGCTAATAGGGCCTACAATGATACCCAGTATTGGTGGGTAATTATGATCTATAACGACATATTCAACGTCAATGATATTGTGGAAGGAATGAAATTGGATCTGGTCAATAGATCAGAGCTTGAAGATCTTTATTTCTCTCTTAAATCAAAGCAGGTAGCGAGTGAAAACGGATGATAGGAACTGAGAATAAGTATGTCTTCAGGTTCAGCTTGGGAGAGGATCAAGATTTCATTGATGAGCCTGATCTTGGAAAATTCACAATGATTGAGGAGTCGGGAAATATACTTCCTACTTTTCATCTCACATTCATGACTAGGAATGAAAAAATAGTTCCAAGGCTCAATGAGGGATTTCCCCTTGAAGTTTCCTACGGGAAGGATTCACAGAATTTGATTGATGTTTCCCTGGCTCCTACACGAGTTCAAAGCTTTAGAAAGGGAGAAGGCAGAAGACAGGTTGGTGTGACAGGTCTAATGAGCGCTAATCCTTATGTGATGGAAAGTGATATATTTATCAGCCAGGAAAAGTCAGCCCTAGAGGTTATGAGAGATCAGATCCAGGGGATTTTTACTCCAGACTTCAATAGACAAAGGTCTAATGATTCTCAGATCTGGATTCGCCATAACCAGACAAAGAAGAAATTTGTTAATCAACTGTGGACTCATGCGGATTTGGGAAATTCTTTTCCAGCCGTAGCTATTTCAGCAGATGGTCGGTTTATTATGCGTGATGTTATACAGGCATTGAATGAGGATTTTAAGTGGAGGTTTGTTCCAGATCCTGACAATAACAATCCCCAGGACATTTACTATAATGCCAATTACGACACAGACAACATGAGCGGCTTTATAAACGGCTGGTTTGGTTATGGTAGGGAAAAGTCCGTGTTCGACATGGAAGAGGGCTCACACAGCTTTCAGGCCAGTGAGGTGGAGCCTATACTAGCTACCACAGGCAAGCTTGCTAAAAGAGCTGATATCGAGAAGAGATTTTCCAATACAGGAGCGGTGAGTCAAAACACTCACCCCAACTACTGGCAATCTGCACTGCATAATATCTCTAATCTGGTCACAATGGGAGCGGTCAAGCTTGTACTGACCACAGAGAATATCTTTTTCAACATACGTCCTCTGGATCTTGTGATGTTCAGGGATACTACAGTGGACCGTGAGAATGTGGGAGAAGGTAACTCTTCGGAATTCAACTCAGGTCTGTATTTGACAGGCAAAGTCGTAAGAACAGTGGAAAACAGACAATTTTTAACCACAGTTGAGATCATGAGAGAGTCTTTCAATAATGTCCAGACTCAGGTGTAAATCTTAAATTTTCCGTTTTCCTATTGGGAGGTTGAGTTATTTTTGTCAAACCTGCTGAATTCATAGAAAAGTCCAAACACTTCAAGTCAAGTTGGAAAGGTGAGGTTGTCGATAACCAAGATCCTGAAAAACTTGGCCGAGTGAAGTGCAATATACCTGGACTAATAGAGGGTTCAAAGGAACAACTTCCCTGGGTATTTAGAAGATCCAATAGTCTTCTTGGAGGAACAGGTAAAGATGGGGGCTTTGCGGTCCCCAAAATGGGAAGTGAGCTTGAAGTTATATTCCCTTTTGAAGATCCCTACACACCTGTTTATGTAGGTTACTGGGAATCTCGGGCCACTCATCCAACAGCTTTTGATGAGGACTATCCCAATATTCTTGGCTATGCTGATGAGGAGGGAAACTCCTTTAGTCTCAACAGAAAGAGTCAAGAGGTAAAAGTCACTCACAGTTCAGGAACTTTTGTTTTGGTTGATAAGGATGGAAATCTCAATCTTGAGGGAGTGGCTAAGCTTGTATCGACGATTAAAGATGAAATCAATTTGACTGGGGAAAAAGGTCTTACGGCTGTTCTTCAGGCAGCCTTGTCTCTTGAAGCTGGAGAGGAGGCCACAATAACAGCACCCAAAGTTGAAATGGGAAGTGAGTCTGTTGGGGTTTTGGATAATAGGGTGAAACAGGATCAAGCATTGGCAAAAATCACTGTTCAAACTCCTGTGGGGCCAGCGGCTCCAGTATCAGCGGCTCCTCAATTTTCCCAGCTTCAGAAAAACACTCAGGATTTGAATGGAATTAAGGCTTAATAGATGCTTGATCCACTTCCTGATTGGGTAGACAGATTAAAACAAATGCCCAGTGTGGGTACATCCCAGGAAGGGGCAGAAAATCTTGCGAACTTTTACGGGGATCTTGCTGATAAGGTAACGGCTGAGGGATCTCCTCCTCTTTTTACTTTTAATAGGCAAGTATTTGCTTCCACTCTTCTTTCTCAAGGATTTGGCCCAACAGGAGGAACTGAGTGGGTACAGAAAATAGGGACAGCTTTTGAGGCAGGAGTGGCCCAAGGAACAATCACTCCAGCCCTTAAAGCAGATCCTAGGTGGACGGCTTCAGGATCGGATGTTCAAACACCTTCTACGGGAGCATCCGTTATTCTGACTTTGAGTATAGCAAGATCCACTCTTGAGTCAGGATTAATTTCAGCCACTCAAGGATTTTCACAAACTGAGAATTCAGATCAGGCAGATAGTTCTCAGGAAAAGTTTGCTCAGGCATGGAGAGATGCAACTCTTGAGTTTCAATTCACATTGATTGGACTTATTGTAGTTCCTCCATCAGGGACAGCTCCTCTGCCTCTTACTTTTAATGCTCAATAGGAGATTAGAATGAATAAATCAGAGCAACTTCTCAAACTAATTGAACAAACATCAGACAAAGAAACGAGTAAAAGCAAAAAAGACAAACGAAAAGAGGGTGAGAGGCAAGATCCCAATCACCCTCAAACTACTTTCCATCAATATAAAAAAGAAGAACCTGATTCCTATGGATTAGATGGTGAGGGAGAAAAAGAAAACGATAAAGATAGTAAGGATAGTTCTCACCACAATAAAAAGGATAAGTAATGCCAGTATTTTCTGACCTTAATTCCTTTAATCCAAAAATTAGGCCCCGTATTGAGGATGTAAGCTCTATTTTTCAGTCTTTATTTAATATCCTTAATACAAAACCAGGAGAGAGATTATTCAGACCTGATTTTGGAATCGACATTGAAGAGGAATTATTTGGCCTGATTGATGATATATCAGCCGTGGCTGTTTTGAGTAGAATTACAAACACCATAGAAGTTTTTGAGGACAGAATAGAAATTGACTTTGAAAACACACAAGTCACTCCCAATCCAGAAGAAAACAGGTATGATGTTGATCTTGTTTTCACTATCCCAAGCATTGAGGGAGAGACAAAATTTCAATTTTCAGGACAACTAGGTAGATCCGCATGAGTTTTGTTATTGATCCAAATTCAGTCTCAAGAGACCAGATAAAGGCAGATCTGGAACAGTTTCTTGCAACCAGACCTGATGCTTCCTCTTGGAATACTTTCTTTTCAAGTGGCACGGGGCAGACTGTTGTAGAAGCAATGGCAGGCATGAGTTCCTTTCTCAAGTTCACTGCCATATCTTCTAGAAGAGAAGCTTTTCTCATGTATGCCCAGAGCAGATCCTCTGTTATTGGAAGTGCTGAAGGTAAAGGTTATTCAGCTTTCAGGGGACGGAATGCTCATCTCAACCTTACATTCACTCCAAACACCACAGGGGTTCTTCCCAAATTCTCTGTTATTGGAATGGTTGCTGGAGTGGATCTCATACTGGCTGAGGAAACTGTAGTTAATGCAGGGACTCAGGTAACAGTTGAGGCTATTGTAGGAAATCTTCAACAGGAGACATTGACTGCTGAAAGTGATGCACCCTCCCTTTTCAGGTTCACTCAGCCTAATGTTTCTGAGGATGCTATTCTTTCCCTGGAGGGACAGAATGTTCCTACTTCAGATAAAATCATTGATCTTATAAATGAGAATTTCTCCACTCTTTCCAATCCTCTTGGATCAGTTGATGTGTTTTACACAAATGATCCTGCTTTTGCTACAAGATATTCAAGTGGAGACCAGCTAACTCTTCAATGGGTTCAACTTCAAGATGTTGATTTTGATCTTTCCGATGTCAGTTTGGATGATGGAACTATTAATGATCTTTCAGTTAATACAGCCTTCCAGACTCCAGAGACAATAGAATCCATTAGACTTAATGCCCCTCTACAAAATGAGACTCAATTTGTTATTAGGGGTAGAAACGATTATGAAAAGCTTTTTGTTTTAAACAATCCCAACATTATTGATGCTAGAGGAAGAGATATAAGTCCTGCTGTTATTGAAGTCACGTATCTTAAGGATGATTTAACCAATTTAAGTCCTCAGGAAAAGGATGATTTAGTTGACTCTGTAGCATCCAACAGAATGTTTGGGTTGCTTCCTCCTCTTATTGGAGATCCTATACAGATTCCTCTTAGAATAGATGTGGATGTTATATCCAGTGGTGTTGTGGGAAGCGTTGTCACCCAGATTGAAAATCTCCTGAGAGGACAAAGCTCAATAAATGTTGATGGGACTGAAGTTACCTTAGAAATTGAAAAAGTCCTTGGGGCAGATATATCTTTTGAAGACCTTGAGGCAGCCATTGAAGCATTAAATACAGTTAAGATTGCTAGGCTCACTGTTGGAGCTGTTGACTGGTCTCAGCAAACACAATATCAGCTTGGTGATACAGTATATGATCCTGGAGCTAACCAAGAGTTTGTTTATCAGGTCTCAGACATTCTTTATTTTTCTGGAGGAAGTGAGCCCTCTTTCCCTGCCACAGAAGGTGCTCAGGTTGTGGATAATGATCTTGTTTGGGAAGCTCAGTTTCTTCCAACATCTCCCCCATTTCCAAATGCCTGGCAAGCTAATACGGCTTATGAGATCGGAGATTTGGTTCAGCCAACCTCCTCCAATGGATTTCAATATGTGGTTGTGAGCCAGAGAAATACTTCTGCAACTTCCAATGAGGTACAAGAAATTCTTTTTGATTCCGTTCCTGATAGCGGAACCTGGAGAATTGAATTTGATGGTGAGGAAACAGTCAATCTTACTCCATCAGCTACAGCAACAGATGTAGAAAATGCCATGAATGCTCTTAATACCCTATCTGATGTGAGAGTTACAGGGGACTTTTCTACAGGATTCACAGTTTTCTTTGAGGGAGCTGATGGCAACCAGCCTCAGCCTCTCATCACTTTTGATGATCCAGGGAACAATGAAATACAAGACCTTATTTTTGAGCTTGAACCTGATGCTGGAGATTTCACTCTTGAATTTGATGGGCAGACAACAGGAAGCATTCCTCACACAGCCGACAATTTGGATGTTCAAGCAGCTCTTGAGTCACTTTCTAATATAGCTGTTGGGGAGGTTCAGGTTACTGGGGATTTTGCCAATGGATTCGCTGTAGAATTCCTTGGAACATACACTAATTTGGATGTTCCCAATCTTATTCCAACTTCTAACTTAACGGCTGGAACTGTTGTAACCCCAACATTTAGCACTGTCCAAGAAGGAAGACCATCTGATCCTGGGCAAAACCAAATTCAGCTTATTGAATTCAATTTGGTTCCAGATACAGGACAATGGAGTATAACTTTTGATGGAGAGACAACCACTCTTCTCAATTTTGATGCTACAGCCACAGATGTCCAGAATGCCCTTGAGAATTTAAGCAATATTGGGGCAGGAAATGTTTCTGTGTCTGGGGATTATTCCAGTGACTTTTCTGTTGAATTCATAAATGCTTTGTCCAATACAAATTTTGATTTGATGACTCTTAATTTCAACACTCTTGAGTCAGGTGGGCAGAGTGTAGTTGTCACGTTCTCCGAAGCCCAGGAAGCTACATCTTCTGATCCTGGAGCTAATGAAATACAAAGACTTGAATTTGACTTTCTCCCTGATTCAGGAACTTTCAATGTGGATTTTGATGGGGAGGTCACAACCAACCTTACTTTTGGTGTAACATCAGGAGTTTTAGAAAGTGCTCTTGAGTCTTTATCTAATCTTTCAGATGTGGATGTCTCTGGCAGTGTGGCTCAGGGATTCGATATTGAGTTTATCAATGCTGATGGTTTGACTGATCAGCCACAAATGCAAGTAGTTAATAACTCTCTTGCTGCTTCTTCAGCTCAGATTGGAATAACAGTAAATGAAGATCCTAAGGGTAAAAAGCCAGCTTCTAATCTCTTTGACAGTGGAAGTCCTGTTGGAATCTCTGTAGGAGTTGTTTCAGATGCTCAAGATCCTGAACCTGTATGGCCTACAACTATCGGGGAAACGATTAAAGACAATGATATTCTTTGGATCACGCGGGCGCGTGAGGGATCTCCATCTGAATGGTCTCCAGGAACAGTCTATGATAAAGGAGATGTCGTAAAACCTCTTAATAATACTTCGGGAAGGGAAAATTTGATGTTTCAGGCAATTGCATTCCTTGGAACTTCAGCCAATGTTCAGCCCACGTTCCCAACCTCGGAGGACTCCACAGTTATAGACAATAACATTGAGTGGTTGGCCAGACTTCCTGATAGTGATCCTGTAAATATTAATGAACAAAGATATTATCTACTAAACATTAACGTGAATCTTCAATAATGGCTCAGAGTCAAAGCTTTAATACAAACAATTCGATAACAGCTTTTCCGCCTGATGTCAGGCAGCAGGATATCTATCCCAAAGTTTCTGAGATGATGGATTTTATAATCAGTAACTTTGAGAGTGAGATAACTGACACTAAATTCAAGTGGACAGGTCCCAATCAGTTAAGTGAGGATACTATTAAGGAGATCATAACAGAGCTTGGATTTGGATATATTAGGGGAGTGATGGATACCATCACCAATTTTGAGTTCAATACCCTGGTTAGCTTTGTCAGTCTTCTTAATCTTTTGAAGGGGCAAAGAGAAGGATTTGAGCTTGTATTAAGGCTTTTGGGGTTTGATTCCATTATCATTGAGTGGTGGGAAGCAAGTCCTGAACAAGCTCCATGGACATTTGAGCTTGTGGTTATTATGGATACTACTTTAGTTCCTAATGTTTTTGAGACCTTGCAGAGAATTCAGACTTTTGCAAGGCATTATGTGTTTCCCAAAATAAGCAATGTGGATTTTAGATTTAGCCTGGATAGTTTTGCTGAAAGAGCAGTTATCATGTCAGGCTTTGTGAAACAGACAAGATCAACATCGTTTCCAATATTTAGAAGAGCTAATATCTAGGTAAGGAATAAAATATGGCGATCCAAGGGGTTATTACAGACGTAGGAGTACAAAAGTCAATAGATGCTGCCAATAATGAGGGCTTTAATATAAGGCCCAAATCATTTTCGGTCAGCAATATTGCAGGTGCTCTTAGCGTATCAAGAACATCTGACAACAGTGGAGTATTCTTTTCATCTCCCATATCAAGCTTTGTTGTTATTGATGAGAACACCATAAAATTTATTTGTACAGTTACTCCTGGTCAGATTCCAAGCGGTACAACCAGAAATATTTCAGAAATTGCTTTATTTGCTGAGGATCAAAATAATAATGAATTTCTTTTTGCTCTTGGACAGCCTCAGCCAGCTATCACGTATGAGCCTTCTGGATCAGTAACCCTTGAATTAGAAGTATCAATTGTTAATATTGATCTTTCTGATCAGTTTGTCTTTGAATTCACTCAGGCAACTGAACTTGGAGAGCATGAGGACTCTTTCACTCCTCACTTACCTCTCCAGGCAGAGATGGCAAGGGCAGGTCAGTTTGTTCCTGGAGGGCCTTTCTCTTTTGAATACACAGGTCAGGATTTTGATAAGGACGTTATATTTGATGGAGTCAAGGCATCAGCAACTTATGGTGGAATCACCTTTACAGCTAAATTCCCAGGACCAGAGGGAAATAACATCACACTTGTCTTTGATGGACAGGACACCGTGGATGAGGTCGTGCTGGCATGGAATAATGCTAATCCTTATAATCCTGTCGAGCATAATGGCCTCGGGACCGAAGTTCTAACAGCCAATCCAGGTCTTGTCCTGTCAAGTGGATCACTCAATGTAGACCAGAATGATGTGGTCTATAAGGACACAGATAGTGTTTATAAGCAAGCTTTGGCCGATGGAACAATAAGAGCCAAGGCAGCAGGTGTTGCTGATATTGATCCCGACAGAACAGGAAGAAGAGTTATATCCAGTGGCTTTATTGGAATAACTACTGGATTTGATATTGGAAGTGAGCTATTCCTGTCTGACACTAACCCAGGGAAGATCACTGATTCAGCCACAGCGGTTAAGGTAGGGCTTCAAACAGACACTGATTTCATTTTGTTTTCAGCCTTTGGAGGAGGAACTCCAGGTGGAGCCCAAACTTTTGATGCTGTTGTAACTGATATTGGTGGGTTTGGTTTTTACCCTACAACCCAACAGGCTATTGATGCTGTATCAGATGGTGCCTTTATCCTGGTTGATAAGCTGGAGCAGATAAAATCCCAGCTCAGTCTCAATGGAAAGAGCCTACGATTTGTCTTCAATGGCTTCCAGACAGGATGGGAGAAATTTCCTGGAATTGGTGAGCAGCAGCTCATTGAATTTTCGTCTGTTCCTGATGCAGGAACATGGCGTATTGAATTTGATGGACAAGAGGGACCTGATCTTACTCATAATGCTACAGCAGCAGATGTTGAAAACGTATTCCAAAATGATTTTGGAGTTAATGCTTCTGTTTCGGGCAACTTTAGCATGGGATTCACTGTTACGTTTCCCTTGTTTCAAGATTTTCCTCAACCTACTTTCCAAGATCCTGGTCTCAATGAAATTCAGAGGTTTACTTTTTCCAATGAGCCAGATGATGGAACAGTTACTTTTGAATTCAATGGTGAGCAGACACTAAACTTTCCTTGGGATGATAATGCCTCAGATCTTGAGATTGCATTTGAGGATCTTTCCAATATTGAAAATGTCACAGTGACAGGTGGGTTTTCTCAAGGATTTTTCCAGATTGAATTTTCTGGGAATGATGGGCTTGAGCCAAAGAATCTCATACAGGTTGTCCAAAATGATCTTGAACTCAATGGAAGTCCGACCATCATCAATGAGGATCTGGATACTCAAACTATTGAGTCACTCACTTCAGATGATTTCATTGATGTGGGATCTGGATTTACAGATGTAGGGCAGACCTTTACTACTACACCTATTGCCTTTGATCTTGAAAAAATCTATTTTGATATATTTAATCCCTCTGGGGCTACAGGGGAGATTAGATTTGATGTTTTTGAAACTTCTGGGGGAGAGCCTACAGGATCATCCATTGCCACGACTGGCAACATTGATGTAACAACCCTTCCAAGCTCTCAAAGCGGTCTTCAAGAATTTGCCCTTCAAAGTGCTGTAGCTCTTAGTTCAACCACTCAATACGCTGTTGTGGCAACTAATGTTTCCAGCAATGCAGGAATCAGATTTGCCATTGACACAACAGATCCCTATGGCGGGGGAGCCTTGGTTGATTCTACGGACAATCAATCCACATGGTCTATCAACAGTGGATCTGATATGGTCTTTAGAGTTACAGGTACAGGTGGAAATCCAAGCATCCCAATTGATGCCATTGAGGTTCAAAACGGAAAATATCCTGCAAGCAACCTTTCCAGCAGTGGATCTGATGTTACTATATCTGTTTCCACAACATCAGAAGGTGAGCCTCAGGGACCATCCAATCTCTTAGTTATTGATTCCGACAAAAATGTATTTGAGGGACTTGGTGTTATCCAGAATTTTGATGGTTTTGCTATTGATCTTAATGGGCATGTAGACACCAAAATTGAGATGTTCTTTAACAATAATGGAGTCAATCTCATAACAGAGGATCTGACTCCTGGAGTTGACTACTCTGTGGTTGGCTCAATTGGATATGCCGATGATATCAATGGCCAATTAAGGCTAAAAGAGCACCCCTCCAATAAGAGCCGTGTGGTTGTAACAGGAGTTGACAGAGAAACTCTCGATGGCACCACTAAAGCCTTCACTCTCCAAAATCAGCTTCTTGATTTTGAGGGGGCTGAGATTGATTTCTCCACAGGGGAGGTATTTGCTCCAGATGGTGTCACTCCTCTTGGGCTCAATTTCACTCCCCCATCTATTCAAGAACAGCAATGGAGATGGTTTTCTGTCAGTGTAGTTCCTGAACTTGTAACCAGTGACCAGGAAACCAAAGGACAGATCCTTGTTCTTCCAGCCACTTCTGATGGGGCCAGTAAACAAGCGGCCAATAAGCCTCCCCTTGGATCAGGTATCCAGCTTGGTGCTATAGCTGTACAGCAGCAGCAAAATGCCATCTTGGTTGAAAGAACAATTGATAATAATAGTCTTGAATTCCAAGGACCTGGAACCTATCAAGCTATTGGAACAATATTTACGGCTGATTCCAATCCTGTGGCTGAATTGGCTGCTGAGTTGAGAAGAGTTGGAACTCCAGGTGGGGAGATCTTTTTCAAGATTTATCCCGATGATGGAGGAGGAAATCCAGATACCTCTACAGTTCTTTTTGAAAATGATCCCATTAACAATCCCCTGGATATTAACACTCTTATTGGAACCTCAGACACAGAAGTTTTAGTTAAGGTTCCTAACCTCAATCTTACAAATGGCAATGATTATCACTTTGTTATTGAAACGAATCAGGAATACAAAAATAACCAGGATGGATCAAATTATATTGAGTGGAAGGTTAATGATGCTGCTCCCACAACAGATGTGAGAGTATTTGATGGCTCCTGGTCAAGCATTAATTTTCACCGTGCTGTTTTCAGAATTGAAACCAAGACAGCCCTTGAGGACATTGTTCAAGGAAATATCAGACAAAATACCCTCGGTGGGGGTTCTGGAGGTGGAATTGGTGATGTTCTGGACACTACTAACCGCTTCCAGATTTACCTTGATGATTCTGATTTTGAATTAGGTCAGATTAACTCCTTTAAGAACTCTGATCCTCTTCTCTTAGTTGATGAGGGAAATTCAACAGGAAGCTTTGGAATTGTATCAGGGACGTATGATCTTGGCATTTCTGAGATTATGCGCTCTGTTCAGTTAGTTGATTTTGATGAGTTGGAAGATCAGGCTGGAGTTTCCAATATTGCTGTTCATTCTTATTGGCAGATTGGAAACCTGGATGAGTCAGCTATTCACCGAGTATCCCGAATGGGCGGTCTGGCTGGCACCTTCCAGCAGGTCAATATGGTAAGAAATGGCCTCACTGATGTTCTTGAGGGAGAGCATGAGTTCAGTGAGGAAAAATCCTTCTCTGATTTCATCGACCAGCCAAATGGGGCTTCCTCTGTTGACCTGGATGATGGAACAAACAGACAGGTTGTCTCCCAGCCAATTGTTCTTTCTCAGACGCGGGATGTCAGTAAAGTCACTCTCTATCTGACTAGGGCAGGCTCCCCCTCAGGGAAATTCAATCTGGCCCTGGTTCAGGATGATGGATCAGGAAACCCTGATCTGAGCGCTGTATTGGCCCAGAGGGGCTTTTTCTCGGTGGTTGATATTGGCACCTCGGAAGAGGCCAAAGACATTCCTGTGGATCTACAGTTGGCTGCAACTACTTACCATGCTGTGGTTATCACGGACTCAGCCTATAAAAGCTCTTATTCCGATGGGGTGGATGAGATTGCTCTCAGCTATGATTCTGATGCGGGGCTTTCAAATTACCAGACCTATGATGGCTCCACATTCACCACAGCGGGTGGAGATGCCACGCTCAAGCATCAGGTCACAGAACAAACACTCATTCTCCAAACCTTAGAGGAAAATGCTTTTGCCAATGCCGATGGTTCTCTGGAGCTAACGGACGGGGCAGGCTCCCAGGATGCTTTGGCCCAGCCCTTTACGGTATCGGGCAATAGGAACACCTTTAAGAAACTCACTTTTGAGTATGATAAGACAGGAAACCCCCAAGGATTCCTTACTATCAAATTGGTTAACTTGGATGGAAGTGGCAACCCTGATCCTTCTTCTGTGATTTCTTCAAGATCTGAGGATATAACTCAGCTTTCTTCAGGAGTTAATCAACTAAGCTTTTTAGTTCCTGAGAACACAGTGACTTCAGGTGATTATGCTATCCTTTTTGAAACGGATCAGGATTATAAAGACAACTTTTCTACAGGAGTTGATGCTCTTGCTATTAGGGCTGATACTTCAGCTCCTCTTGATCTTGGAATTCTGGAAGCCAAAAGCTTTGATGGAACTTCCTGGTCAGATGTTACAGACACAGCCTTTGTGTTTCTTATTGAGGGAAGGCAGCTTGAGCTTATCCTAGAGATTGAGTCCACCATCTCTGATGCCCGAATGAAAGGCTTTGGGGTTGCCTATGGACAGAAGACAGGAAAAGTTGTAGCAGACTCTCTTCCTATTGCTTACACAACAGTTCAGCCAACTACTCAGGAAGTAAGAGTTAATTTATCTGCCCTTGCTCCCCTGGATAATAATTATCTCAAAGCATTCATTCAGGATGGATCGGGACAGGTTTACATGCATCCTGAATTTGAGATTGATGGGGATGAGGTTGTCTTTCCTGCTGGAGTGTTTGATGTTCCAAATGCTGTTCCTATAAGATTTGAACAGTTCACTCCAGGTCTCAAGGAGGTCAATCCATCACTTATCAATACGATGAAAGAAAACTTCCTTGGATCATCAATCTCAGGTCTTGATTTTTCCTTCCCTGGAAGAGGGGTAAAACTGAGAGCTGATGATGGAACATTGGTTGAGCTTCAAGTGACAGAGGGGCCAACTCGAACTATTAGAATCGTGGATCAGGAGTAAAATATGAAAGGTGATCAATCACTTTTACTGGCAACCAATGAGGTGACAAACCTCTTTTCCAATTCTGACTTGACTTATTTTCAGTATGGGGAAAGTGCATCTTTGTTAGAAGCTAATCCTGAGTCTTATCATGGTCCTGACAGATTTACTTTAGTAAGGACTGGAACTGGAAGAGCTGGGGATGCTTTTATACAATCCACAGATGTACCTGATCCTCAATTTGATTTTTCTGTTGACGCTACAAGAGAACATGGAGCGTCAGATGAGCATCTGAATATTTATCAGAAGATTGAGTCTATATTTTCAAGCAGACTTACAATAGAAGGGAGAGCATCATTTAGCTTTTTTGTAAAGCCTCTTCAAGATATTGCATCAATAAATATTGATTTTTTCTATCCAAGTTCAAAAGATAATTGGCCAGGTGGATCAACTCTTTTTCATAGCGTATCTTTAACTGCTGGAGTTGATTTTAATATAGGCGAGTGGTTCCAGCCAAAAGTTGAAAACGTACCTATGCCAACTCAGGTATCTAATGGACTGATGGTTAGAATAAGAACAAATGCTTTAGAGTCTTCCTTCCCTGAGTTTACTCAAATAAAAACAACAGGATGGCAGTGTAATGAAGGAAGAAAAGTCCTTCCCTGGAGATTGATGCTGGAAAATCGTTTTGAAGAGCTTGGAATACTACAAAGATATGCTGAGATCGGATTTACTACTTATGCGAATATAAATTTTGAAGAATCCTCAACCAATAATAGGTTAGCTATTCTTGGGGGAAAGTTTTCTACAATAAAAAGATCAGGACCTACTGTAACTTTTTATGGAACAGGGGATATAACAAATTCAAGAGGTCTTCCTGGTTTAAATGGAATGGGAAATGCAAATTCTGTGAGACTTTACAATGCAGGTAAGTTCTGGGGTGTTGATACAATAGGGGGAATATTAAGCCGTTCTTATATTGGCTTATATCTTATATTGAATGCAAATACAGATTCAGGAGAGGCTTATTATTTCTCTTTTTGGATGGCCAAAGCTGAACTATAAAGGATTGATTTATGAGAATTTTGAGATCACAAGATAAAATAGGTAATCCTATACTTTCTGGATCGAATATTGAAATCCCAGCAAGCAGAATAACTATAGGAGGAAGACAGTTTAGACCTTCTGGGGGGTTATTATCAGTTTCTGTTCCAAGTCTCACGGCGAACAACCTCTATTTCATCTATGCAGTTCAATCAGGCGGCGCTGTCTCTTTGGTGATAAATCAAAATGTGAATAGCGTTGGTCCAAGCGGCCATGTTGCTTGGAAATTGGTGGGTGCGTTTTATGCCGATGGACTATCAACTGTTGGATTCGGTAGCTTTGTCACTATAGAAGGTAGACCTAGCACAGAAAATATTAAGATGGATGGGCCAGTAACCAATATAACATCGAATGTAGACACTGAAGGTGCAAATTGGTGGCGGCGAGGCTCACACATAATACTTAATGGTGGATTGAAATTAAATGGTGACATAACGCCAAGTTCAGTTGGTGCTAATCTTCCGAGTAACTTATTAGCTAATGCAAATGCCCTTGACATCGGTTTAACAGGCGGGACAGGTGACCACATGGTGGTTGGATTTTGGCGTTTTGTGGACGCAAATTCATTTAGTGAAAATACTGGTGGGGATGTTGCTTACGACATTAGTTCATCATTTCTAGTTTTTAGAGTTAATGGAAGTGGTAATCTTAGACCTGACCTGGATTCCCCTAATATGAATAGCAATGATGCTTTAAAATGGCAATTTGAAGTTCCCATACAGGGTTGGACAAATACACCTCTAAAAGACTTATAAGGAAATAGGCTATGAGTAGTATTGGAAAAAACGTTAAGTCGAGAAGAAAGAAGGGCTCACCAAGCGACAGACAGCTTGCTGTTGATTTTGAATAAAGGAATAAAATATGAGCAATGGTTCAATTGGAAAAAATTCAACACAGATAAGATCAAATAAGGTCAACCCTACTGGCTTTGAGAAAGTCCCTTTTGCTCATCAAGCAAGCCAGGGAGACACAGGCATTGATATGCTAAATCTCAATGCCCCTGAGGGGTATGTTAACCGCTCCCCCAATATAATAAATGAAGCTCTTGGGAGACAAACTCAGGGCAATATCCTTCTCTCCAATGGGGAAGGAAAAGTGATGGGTGAAGGTGTGGATTTTATCCGCACAGGAACCCGTATTGAATTCACAGGTGGATTCACGGCTCAAGATGGTGAGATCTTTTATGGACAGATAGACAATTCTCCTCAGAGAGGAAGGGTGGACCTTCTTGATGGCCATCAGATCTCCCCAAGAAATACTCTTGAGGTAGGACAGACCTCATTCAACCTTGGAAGGACAGTCAAGATTCCCCAGGGAAATGAAGCTGATCCTATCATGGTGATGAGAAACAGACAGCAGTCCCTTAGGGGGGATGATTGGGTATATGTGGATAATGGATCAGGGTATGCCCAGCTCATTGAATTCAATCGTCCAGGAGAGCTTCTATCGGGTGGAAATAAAGAAGAGGTACAGGTCTTTTCCAATGGATTTGTGGTTGAACAAAACCCAACTAACCAAAGAAGAGAGATTGAAAAGATAAGAGGTCAGGTTGAAAGAATAACTCAAGCTCTTGAGACAAACCTTGGACTTGATCAGATCCTCTTTCTTCTTGGATCTCCTACCCAGGATGATCTTAAGGCATTTGGTGATACTGTCCTTGATCTTTTGAATAGAATGCAGACACAAGAAAATGTAGCTATAAGAAAAAACAGATCTCAAACAAAAACAAGTGTTGTAAATTATTCGTCCCCCCAAAATGTTTCTGAGATAAGCTTTAATAATTTAGTGATTGGGCGCAGATATAGAATTGTATGTCGTGTAAACTGGAGAACACGAAATGGAGGAACTCCAATATTTAGATATGAGGATTCTTTGGGTAATGCTTTAACAAGTAGAGTTGATGCAGAAGACAATGATAGTAGTTTTAGCACGGAAGAGGGATTATCTATTGGGGAATTTACAGCTCAAGATACTCAAGCAATTGCTGTTATTCTTGATGCTAATGCTGATGGTGTATTCAATGCAGCCACATCTATTTTAACTGAGCTAAACGACACTGAAGAAACATCTGACTTTACTTAATAAGGACTGACTTATGATCAATCTGTTGCAGAAAATAATTAGAAGAATTGATGATCGAACTAATAAAGTACAAACCAAAATTCTTAGCTCTGACACAATTTCTACGGGTGTGATATTAACTTTTAATAATTTAGTTCCTGGACGTATGTACGATGTGAAAGGACCAATAAAATGGGACTTAGATGGAAATAATATTGATACAGCTAGGGGTGTGGTTCAAATCAAAGATGGGTCAATCATAGTCTCTACTACTCATTGGAGATGGAGAAGAAACGATGATGAGGAAATGGATGACTTTTGGGGAACTGACCATTTAAATTTTTCCTTTAAGGCCACGAACTCAACTATGACTGTGGAAATAGCTGGATTGTTGAATATGATAGTATTGGGAAGCAATAATAGAAGTAACACATACGTACAGCTAGAAGAAAGAAATGATTTGGTTGAAACAACGGACTTCACTTAAGGGTTAACTTATGAGTCAATTTTTATCATCTAGGATAAACCAGCTTTTCAGAAATCTTCTCATAAATGGAGATCAATCTATTGCTCAAAGAATAGGAGATCTTGGATCAAGAAATATTTCTGGAACAGCTCAGTTTGCAGCAGACAGATTCAAGGTAACTCACTTTGGTATGTCTGGTTCTATTGACGTATCCCACATTTCTTCATCTCCAGGAAGAGTTTTGACTGGGTATGAAGGAAACAGGGCAGTCAGAATAGATGTAAATACGGCTGATTCCTCTCTTGGAACAGGTTCTTCCTGTGGAATAGTTCAGCCTGTTGAAGGGAAAACTTTTCAATCTTTCAGTGCCAAAGGAAAAGAGCTATTTGTTCTTTTCTTTGCCAGGGCTAACCAGCAATTCAATTTATCCCATGCTCTAAGAAATAATGATACTGGGAGTGGATCTCCAGATTATGCCTATGTAACTCCAGTGACCATCGGAACTGATTGGACTAGAGTGGCAATAAAGGTTCCTCCTCATTTAAGCTCTCCCACTCACATAGGTACAGGAACTGCCTTAGAGTCTCAACTAACTTTAGCTGCTGGATCTAATCCATCAACTTCCAATCTCAATGTATGGACTCCAGAGAATGTGGTTGGATCTGACACCCAGGACAATTTCCTTGCATCAACATCCAATTGGATTGAGTTCACTCAGGCAGGTCTTTATGTGGCTGATTCCTTCAATACAGACATGATCAATAATTTCGATTTTCTTCCTCACTCTTTTCTTATTGGAGAGGAAAGAAGAGCTATGCAACGATATTTTCAAATTTTCAATTTTGCAACTTCGGGTAGTTCAGATGGATCTATCAATAATCATAAATTCCATAAAACTTTGCCTGTTGAAATGAGAACAAGTCCTACACTAATTAGAACAAACATCATTGAAACAGATAATATACAAAGTGAAGCAGTTGTGGTTGAAACAGGAACATCGGGACTTATGTTTTTTCTAGGTACACTTAGTACAGATTATAGAAGAAGATCAGAATGGACAGCCGAAGCAGAACTTTAATTAGGAGAAATATATGTTTCCTGAATTTGGACCTTTTTCTTTAAACAATTTACTTATCAATTCGGATATGTCTATAGCCCAAAGGATTGGATTTGGAGGAACCAAGTCTCAATTCTTTCCTGGTTATGCTCTTGATAGGTGGAAAGCCTTAACTATCCGAACAGATATTGCA